TCACGGTAGTTCCTTGAAGGAGGCGATCCGGCCATCGACCTTGAGGGTGATCGAACCGGCCAGCGATCCGCCGCTGTAGGTCGCCGGGACCCGAGCTCCGACACGCACGGCCCCGGGCGTGGTCGTGGTATCGAACTGGAGTTCGACCGGAGCGGCACCGGCGTCTTTCTGCGCCGCCACGGGGGTCGGCGCGGTGACGGTCGTGCCGTTGTGGATCAGCAGCACGTCAGCCACGGAGTTCACCGCGCCGACATTCTGCATCAGCCCCTCGACCTCGACGCTGAGACGCAGGCCCCGATAGGGCGCCAGCGCGATCTCGTAGAACGGCACGCCCCTCGACCTCGACGCTGAGACGCAGGCCCCGATAGGGCGCCAGCGCGATCTCGTAGAACGGCACGAATGCGGCGGAGCTGGCGGGGGTCGGCAGGCTGATCGGCCGCTGCTCCGCGATGGCGATGCGACCAGCGCCGGTCACGCGCTGGTCCGCGACCTTGGTTTTGCAACCGGCGCAGAGGAAGTCGTCGATCCGGACGTTGGTGGCCGGATCCTGGATCACGACACCCTGCTGCAGGATGCGGAGCAGGCTCGTCCCCGGCAGCACGCTGATGTTGTCGCCNCCGGCGATGATGATGCCGTAGTTGGTATCGCGGGTGATCGGTGCGAGCCGCACGTTCTCGACGCCGGGATAGACGCCGATCGAACCCGTGACCTGCGCCTCGATGCTGATGTTTCCGACCTTGCCGGTGGTGCCGCCCTCGATGCGCCCGAGCTTGATCGCCTCGCTCGAGCGTGGGTTCTCGAAGGAGTTGGACCCGTCGATCATCAGGTTCGAGGTGCCGCCGCCGTCCGCGATGGCCAGCACGAAGCTGCGGTTGAACTGGAGCGTCTTGACGCCGACCAAGCGCAGGCCGCCCCCGCTCTCCTGCCGGATCGCCGTGTCTCCGATCGGACCGTCCGCGTAGAGGACGGAATTGGCGATCACGCCATCGCCGCTGTCCGCGTGGAAGCCATTGCGGACACGCATCGCGTACCGGGCCGCGTTGTGCAGATCGAGGTTGTCCGCGGTCCAGAACTCGCCGGACTGGATATCGATCTGGTCTTGGAATCCCTCGGCCTTGATCCGCTCGACCATCTGCCCGCGCGGATTTGAGATACCGTCCGCCATCTGGACTGCAACGGCGGTTGTGGCCGTGATGGCGTTCCCGTTGAGATCCTTGTTCTTGAAGAATATCCCGGACACTGCCGCGGCGTCGCCCATCATCTTGACGGCCGGACCGGAGTTGTTGGTGTACCGCAGTTCCGTAGCAGCGAGCGCGCGCCCCACGCCGCGCAGCCTGCGCCCGTTGAGCTGGATCGTCCCGCTGACCGCGATGCAGCCGGGCGGCAGGGCCAACTCAGCCCCGGCCGGCGCCGCCAGTATGGCCGCGTTGATGTTGGCGAGCTGATCGGAAGCGCAGGCTGTGTCTTTTGACGGCCGGACCGGAGTTGTTGGTGTACCGCAGTTCCGTAGCAGCGAGCGCGCGCCCCACGCCGCGCAGCCTGCGCCCGTTGAGCTGGATCGTCCCGCTGACCGCGATGCAGCCGGGCGGCAGGGCCANCTCAGCCCCGGCCGGCGCCGCCAGTATGGCCGCGTTGATGTTGGCGAGCTGATCGGAAGCGCAGGCTGTGTCNGTCGTGCCATCCGGCTTAACGAGGAAGGGCCGCAGGTAGAACGTCGTCCCTTGCAGCGCCTCGAAGACCGAGCGACCAACCCGCCCCGGCGGAAGAGACGCATCCGGATCGGCGCTCGTCCTCCCGATGGGGCCACTTGAGCCCGTGCCACGGAAAATGATCTGAGCGCCGGTGTCTNGAGGAAGGGCCGCAGGTAGAACGTCGTCCCTTGCAGCGCCTCGAAGACCGAGCGACCAACCCGCCCCGGCGGAAGAGACGCATCCGGATCGGCGCTCGTCCTCCCGATGGGGCCACTTGAGCCCGTGCCACGGAAAATGACGCCGTCCACGTTCGGTCGGTACATGTCCGGCGACATGTACCGGGACGCCCTCGTCGCGTCGTACGCGAGGGCCGAACCGGAGAGCGGCACCGCAGAGAGGGCCGCGGCGATCATGCGATGAAACATGCGGTAATCCCCGACGCGGATCGGTCAGTTGGTGGTGAAGCCCGTGGAGACATTGACAGTCGCCGCGTTCGGGCCGTTGACGATCGAGGCGTAGTAATATCGGAAGTTCACGATCATCGACGTTTGATAGACCGTGTTCGCCGTCATGGCCTGATTGTACAGGGTCACGAGCGTCGAGCCGTCATTCGATCCATAGATGACCGCCGTCCCGGCTTGGTTCGACTGGAAGGTCGCGTTGAACCGCGTCCAGGGCACGAGACCGCCGCTCTGGCTGTCGCGCGGGGCGCCGCCCGACGTGCCGTTCGCCGCCACCGCGACCGCGGTGGCATCGGCGTAGACCATGGCGCGGGCCGCGAGCTGCCGCCAGATCGCCGAGAGCCAACCGGTCAGGCCCGCGCCGCCGGCCGGCATGGCGGTGCCCGTGATCGGCGCACCGGCGGGCTCGATGTTCGCCAGATCGGAGGCAGGCGTGACCGAGCGTGACGCGGCCTTGGTTTGCGTCCCCGATGCCGAGAACTTCCCGTCGATCGACGACAGGGATGCGTTGCCGGTGGTCTGGTTTGCGGCCGTCGCCGCGCCGGCCGGAAGCGGCAGGCTCGCGGCGCTGATGGGCTGCGTCACCCCCGAGCCATCGGTCTTCCAGGCCGTCGCGCCGGCCGCGCCCTGCGCCGCCGTGACCGTGCCGGAAACGGTCAGGGTTCCGAGCAGGCGATCCCTGATGGCCCGGAGAGCGCCGATTACGGAGGTGCTCGCCCCTGAGGCGGTCGCTGCGTCTGCGACGGTACCGGTCGCCGCGGCGATCGCCGCCGTGCTGGTGTTCCCGGCCTGCGCCGTCGCGTCGAGCGCGAATGCGTTCCCGATGGTGCCGATCTGCGCGGCGCCGGCCCCCAGGTTGACCGTCCCGGAGACGGGCTGCGTCGCCGGGAAGTTGCCGACCGTGACCGGCTGGACGACGCCTGATCCATCAACCACGAGCCGGCCGTTAGCAAGGGCGGCCGGAAGCCGATCGCGGACAGCGGCGAGGACGGATGCGATGCCGCTCTGCGTCAGCAGGAGCCGCGTCACCTTGGCGATCAGCGAGCCCGCCCCGGCATCCGAGCCCGGCGCCGCGTCGGAGGGGGTGCCGAGGCCGGTGGCCATGTTCGAGAGCGTCGCGCTGCCGGTGGCGAGGAGCACCCGGCAGGCCTCGAGGCGGGCATCGGTCGCGACGTCGACACCATCGTCGCGGAAGCCCGTGATCGGGCCGGCCGAAAGCGCCGCGGTCGCGAAGACCAGCGTCAGGACCTGGCCGTTGATCCCCTTCCGGCCCAGCCCGCGGCGCCCGACCGCGTAGATGAACTGGTTCGTCGGTTCGTGCAGGACCGCCAGCACGGTGCGCGGGTCGATGTTCGCGCCCGAGAAATCGAGCGTGCCCGCGGCGGGGTCGAGCACCACGCCGGTGAGGTCGATCTGCTTCATGGTCAGTTGCCGCCGAAGATCAGGGCCGCGGTGAACGCCGCATCCTCGGCATCGCTTCGCGCGAAGCCGCCGAAGTCGCTGACCCAGCCCGGGCCGGACGCGATGGCGAGATAGAAGGCACCGGCGCGCACGGCCCCGTAGGGCGGCGCGCTGCCATCCAGGTCGAGCCACGGCCGGGCACCGGTCCCGTCGACGTTCAGCGTCGGCGCGTCGGTGTTGTCCCGATCGGCCTGCACGAGGACCGCGATACCGGGACGGAGCGCGCGGACGCCCGAGGCGGTGCGCGCGACGTAGGCGTTGAAGATGCCGCCGGTCTGGATGGCGCCGCCCTGATCGCCGACGTAGCTGGCGAAGGCCGCCATCAGGTCGCGGACGAGGCCCGGCAGCTCGCGCGCCGAGGCGCCGTCGAGCGCCGGTACGCCGGCATCCGCGACAGCGTTGGCGGCCGGGCGCGTCGACCAGTCGAAGACGCTCACGACTGCGCCCCGGTCGTGACTTGGAAGGTGCCGTTCGAGTACCAGAGCTTCCCGGCCCCGTCCGGCGCCTCCTTCGGCAGGAGCGCGGCGAGCGCCTCCATAGCGGTCTGGGCGTTCATCACCTGGAGGTCGGTCGCGGCCGGATTGATCTTCCGCCACGCCGGCTTCTCGGGCGACACGGCCTCGTCCCAGACCACCATCTGGAGCTGGCCCTTCACGACCGCACCGGGCGCGAGCTCGCCGCCGTCGGCTGCCAGGAAGGCCACAGGCCCGTAGCCGTCGACCATCAGGGACGGCTCGGCCTCGTTCGTCCGGTGCGCCCAGAAGGCGATCATCGTCCCGGGTCGGGGCTTGAGCCCGGAGAAGGTGTTCACCGCGTAGAGGTCGCCCAGCCCGACCGAGACGAGCGCGCCCGACGTGTCGGCGATGAACTGGGCCACGGCCGCCATGAGGCCGCGCACGAGGCTCGCGTAGACGCGCGCCGAGACGCCGTCCGGTACGAGCATGGCTTTGTCCGCGATGGCGTTGAGCCCCGCGTTGGTGGACCAGTCGAAAGCGCTCATCGGGTCCTCAGGTCTTGATGGCCCAGGTCACCACGGCGCCCGGCGGCACGTTCGGGTGCGGGTCGCCCGAGCCGGCCGTGTCGATCACCAGCGTGTGCACGTGGTCCGGGGTCGGATCGATCGTGTGGATGTGGCCGCCGTCGAGCTGGATGCCGTGGCTGTGGGTGCCGCCCGGATCGGTCGCGAAGCTGTGCGCGTGGTTGCCGGTCGCGCCCGTCGTGAAGGTGTGCGAGTGCGGCCCGCTCTGGGTGGTCTGGCCGTTGCCCTGCGAGCCCAGATTGATGCCGGTGACGACCTGCGCGTTGTTCGGCGTCGCGGTGCTGACCAAGCCGTAGCCGTACTGGACGACGTGGGCGTGATCGCCGCTGATGTCGGTGGTGCCGGTGTGGGCGTGGTTCCCGGTCAGGTTCGTCGAGCCGGTGTGGTCGTGAGCCCCGTCGACATTGGTGCCGCCGTGGTTGTGCGTGCCGGCAGACTGGATGTTCGGCGCGAAGCGCCCGGCCGGCGACATGGTCGAGGTGTGCATGTGCCGCGGCATCTGCGTCGCCAGCATCGCCACTGTCTCGGCCCCGCCCAGCGTGCCGAGCGAGCCGACGAGGCCGCCGGCTGAGGTGAGCAGGTTCAACCCGCGGTTGGCGCCGAACAGGGAGCGCCCCCGCAGATCCGGCAGGTTGAAGGTCTGGAATCCGTCGCCGACGCCCCACAGGCTGCTGATCGTGGCGAACAGCGCGGCGTACGAGGCGCGCGAGACCGGACGGCCGTCGCAGATCTCCCAGCCGGAGGGGACGTTGGGGCCGCCGAACGCGGCGATCTTCCCGGCCGATTCCGTGGTTGGCGACAGGGTGCGGTAGACCTTCGCGTCGGGGTCATAGACCACCGACCAGACGACGTTCTGCCCGATGTCGCCGGGCCCGAACTGCGTCCCGTCCGAGCGCAGCCACGGCACCGCCGTGTTGCCGTCGGCGTTCAGCGTGCACGGGTTGAGGTTGGTCGTCGTGGTCCGGAACTTGAGCGTGTGCGCCTGGGACGCCGCTTTCGCCGACACGCCCTGCCGGGTGAGAACCGTGTAGGCGTCCGACCCGTAGGCCTGGTTCACACCCGAGTTGTCGAGCATCCAGAGCTTCATGGACGCCATCAGCGCGCGCATGGCGTCGTTGATGGTCTTGGCCGGCTGCCCCTCGTTGAAGATGATCGGGGGATCCGAGACGTCGTTGCCCGAGGGCGCCTCGTCCCAGTTGATGGCGCCGGGCATAGGGCCGTCCTTGAGTTAGCGGGTCTTGGCGCCGGGCAGCAGCGCGAAGAAGCGCTGCGCGTCGAAGCCGGGCGCCTGCCGGCGGGCCGGCTGCATCTGAGCCGCGGCAGGGGCGGGCGCCGCGGCGGCCTGCGCCACCGGGGAGGCGGCCGGCGCATCGGCGGCGGTGAGCGTCCGGAGCAGCGAGGCGACCTGGAGGGTGCGATCCGCCTCGGGCGACTGCATCGCGGCGCCGCCCGCCGGGGTCACCGAATTGGGCGTGCCGGACACGGTCGGACCAGCGAGGCCGAACGCGCCGTTGGGCGAGGCCGAGCCGGGCGAGAACGCGCCGCCGAGAAAGGCCGCGGCCTTCGCGCGGTGGCCGGCCATCTGGCTGTTGACCTTATCGGCGACGGTACCGGGCGTGCCGCCGTTCGCCGTGTCGCTCCGGTTGTATAGCCCGGGCGAGCCGGCGTTCACCGTGGAGTAGAGGTCGAGCATCCCCATGCCGGGCTTGAAGCCACGGTCGGTCAGGTAGCGCTCGACGGCCGGGAGCTGGTCGGCGAAGCTCTGGTCCTGGCTCGCGCCGTACTGCTGCTGTTCGGTCGGCCCGAACTGGATCAGGCCGATGTGCCGATTGCCCGAGCCGCCCCGGATCGAAGGGCTGAACCCGCTCTCGAACGACATCACGGTCGCAAGGTCGAGCGGGTCCGCGCCGATGCGCTGCGCGCTGGCGATCAGCGCGTCGCGGTCTGCGGCAGTCGGCATGTCGGGAGGTCCTGAAACGCAAAAGGCCCGCGCGATGGCGGGCCTTGCAGGGTCGGGCGCATGGCGCTCGCGACAGTGGCTGTTTCGGGCAGTTCGCCCGTCGGGTCAAGGGGTGGGCCGGGCGCTTGCGACAGCGACCCGGCCCCGTCATCCTCGGAGGTGCGAAGCTACCGATGGATGAGAAAGTTTATGCCGAAATCAGCGGGCGAACCAAGCCGCGCAAAATCCGCCAACACCCCACCCTACCCAGAGCGAAAGCGAGCAGCATCTAAAGCACTTCTCAAGCAACTGCCAAGCGATACCGAAATAAATAGCTTAGTTGCGCAGTACGACGACGATAACGACGCCTCCTTTGCAGTCAGAAGCTGCTCTTATGTCCACAAAATGCTGGAGCGATTAATCCGCTCAAAATGCCGCGCCCTAACGCCAGACGACGATGGATTCTTATTCGACGGCGGGAGAAACGGAATCATTGCCGGGTTCGCAAACCAACTAAGGGTTGCTTTTGCGTTCCAATATATAGATTTTACGGCCTACGACGACTTAATGTTGATGAACAGCATAAGGAACGCTTTTGCGCACAGTTTGCATCCCGCAACTTTTGAAACAAAACCAATTGCTGAAGACTGCAAAAAATTATTTATGTACGAGACCAGTATCTATCTGCGGCAAAATTGGGAGGAAAAGACTGGGAAGAAAGCTACCATATCACTTTCCAGAGCCGTCTACTCCAACAGTATATTTTTGTACTATCACGCGCTGTATTTCAATCTGCACGGCATGGATCCTGTCGGCTCGACGCCTGAGGATTTTGCTCGCCTAATGGAGGGCATTCCGAGAAGCAGCTACGAGAACCCGTGGACATCATAGCGAAGAATATCTCTTCGACGATTTCGCCATACGTCTCCATGTCGAGCCGGGCGCGTGCCAAGACTTCAACACCCGCCGCAACCATCTCGGGGGTGGGCGTAGGCGAGGGGCCGTTTGAGAGCGCTACGTCAGGCATGCCGCGTCATAACACAGATGCAAGGGGTATGGACTTTCCTTGCATCTGGCTCCCCTGCTACCCTCCCACCATGCCCCGCTGGCTCCAATTCGCCCTCCACGTTACGGCGTGCGTAGGCTTCGCGCTGGCCGTGTGGGCGATCATCTGACCCGTAGCACAATGCGGCGAGACTGTGGCGGCGGCGCCATAGCTGGAACGGCTTGCCATCGTGCTACCCTGCGGAGCGCGCTACACCACATCACCGTTCAAGGGTTCGAGTATGCCTCCTAAATCGTCATCGGTAGTTGAGGCGGAGCTCCGAGGCATGCGCGCGTTCCAGCCCGACGGACACAACCGACCAGCAAACCCCTACTCGTCCGATGCGCAGCCGGAAGAGCATGACGCTTGGGAAAAGGGTTACGACGAAGAGAGCCGGAAAGGCACAATGGCCGAAGACGAGGATTGATGCCCCGCTGGCTCCAGATCCTGCTCGCGATCGTCCTGTTCGTCGGCATCATGCTCGCCGTGCGAGCGGTGCTGACAGCTGGGCTACACGCCACGATTCCAGGGTTCACCGCGTGGATGGACGAGACCGTGGGCCACACTGCACACGGCGTCCTCCTGACCGGTTTCCTCGTCCTGTGCGGGGCCTTTGGCTTTTGGCCCCGCGACAGGGCCGGTCGGATGAAGCGGCTTCTACCGCGCCGCCGCTGACTGCCTGAGCGGACCGGATCCGCCATTCGCGAGCGTCAGGAGCCGATGGGTGAACAGCTCCGCGTTCTTGCTGCCCGGCGCCGACTTCGCCAGCGCCCGGAGATCCGGCACCGCCTGCGGATCGGTGAAGATGCGGGCGATGGCCGCGTTGTTCAGATCCCGGGATCGATCGCCGAGGGCGTTGGCAGCAGCTCTGCGGACGCCGACCAGGCCGCCGGCCGCCGCGCCGAGCGGCCCCGCGGCCGTTCCGCCCGCCGCCGCGCCGGTCACGGCATCCGAGATCGCCGCCGCCACCGGGGTCCCGTTCTTGAGACGCTCCTGGATCGCGGCGTTGAAGGCCGTGTCGCTGCCCTTATTCGGGCGATAGCCGGTCGCCTCCAGGGTGGTGAGCAGCTTGTCGAGCGCGGCCCACCGGGTCTCGCCCTCAGGCAGGGCGCGCATCACGGCTTCGAGGTTGTGCCGCTGCTGGGCGTTACCCCGGATCGCGGACGCGAAGCCCGCGCCGCCGTACTGCGAGGCGAGGCCCTTGGTCTGCTGCGTCGCTTCGTTGAACACGGTCTCGAGGTAGGTCCGCGACAGCTCGCGCGCCTGCTGCGGGCGATTGGCCGCCAGCGCTTGCATGGCGGCGGCCACCTCGGTGTGGCTGCCGGGCGCCGGGTTCGGGTTGAACAGCGTCCGCACGGCGTTGCCGACATCGGGTGACCGCGCGAGCTGGCCGAGCGGCGAGGCCTCGACCCGCGCGAGGCCTTCGCGAGCCAGCACGATGTTCGAGAGACGATCGCGAGCGCCCGGGAGCTGATCCAGGACGTCGGCATGCTTGCGCATCGCGGTGCGCATCGCCTCAGCGGACAGGTTGCCCTCGGCGCCGGCCGCACGGTCCAGGATCTGGGTCGTCACATACCGCTCCAGGGCCTCGCGCGAGAGAGGCGCAGGCTGCGCGAGCAACTCGCGGGCGGCGGTCGCGCCCGTGAAGGTGCCGGGCACCTGTTCGGCCGGCATCCGGAACGGGCCGTCGCCGGCCGGTGTCTCGAACCGATCCGTGGCGCGCCCGAGCGGCGCGTTCGGCTGGGTGTAGGGCTCAAGCGGCACGGAATGGCGTGCGAACACCTCGTCGGCCGCCGCCACCTCGGGCACTTCCTTGAGCCCACGGTCGATGCCCTGACGCGCGATCGTCAGGTCGCGGACCTTCGTACCGTCCCCGTTCTCGATCGCGGTCCGAACGTCCTGGTCGAGCCGCTCGCGGGCGCGGAGATTGCCCGCCACGGTCATGTCGATCTGTCCGTCCGGATTCGCCCCCTCGAACAGGTTGCGGCGCGCGGCCTGTAGGCCAGAGCGCACATCCCCCTTCGCCGTCTGCAACAGTCCGTCGATCGCGGCGATGCCAGGTTGCGGGTTCACCTGCCCGAACCGCACATCCGGGATCTGCTCCTGGATGGTCGTCGACCTCACGAGCGGCGTTGGCGGCTCGCGCATCGCACCGACGACGGCCTCGTAGGCGTCGAGCGGGTCGGCGTGCTGGCCGCGCACCAGCGAACCGATCACGCGTTCGCGGACGTCAGGATGCAGGGTGTTCGCGTCGATGCCGACCTTGCCGAGATCCTCGCGGAGTCGGCTGTTCGCCAGCGACACCGCCTGGCTGTAATCATCGGCGAGCTGGCCCGCGGTCGGCGCGCCGCCCACGCCCCGGGCCGTGCCGAGCGGGTACGAGGGGAAGCCGCGCTGCTCGTTCTGGAGCTTGCGCAGGAGCTCGGACGAGATGTCCCGCGCCATGCCGCCGTCGGCGTCGGGCCGGAAGTACCCCTCCTCGATCAGCCGCTCGCGCCAGAAGTCGTCGATCCCCTTGCCGGTCGGGCGGGCGACGTTGCCGTGGCCCGGGATGTTGAAGCGCTGGAGATCCGTCGCCGCGGCGTCGCCGTCGAGGCGGATGCCGCCGTTGCGCGCGATGAAGCGCGCGAGGCTCTCCGGCCCGGCTGCGGCGGCCTCGGCCTCCGGACGCACGAAGGCCTCCATCGGGCGCGGCGCCGCGTCGGTGAACTGCGGGCGCGAGTAGGCCTGCGGGGTCACAATGGGGTCGCCCGGGCGCTCGACGGTGATCATCCGCTCGATGCCGGCGCGCTCCGGAGCGTTACGCGCGGCCTCGTACAACGGGTCGCTCGCCGTCTTCCGCGTCGCCTCAAGGCCGCCGCGGATCCCGGAGAGCTCGCCCTGGATCGTCTGGCCTGCCTGCTCGGGCGTCACCCGCGGTCCGGCAGCCGTGCGCGCCGCCGAGAAAGCCATCCCCTCCGGAGTCTGCGAGACGCCGGCGCGGGCGGCTTCTTGGATCTGAGGGCCGAGTGTGGAGGGCGCCTCCGGGATCGGGGCGAGACGCTCGAAGGCCTCACGACCCACGTTGTCAATCGCGGCCGGGCGTGCCGCATAGAACTCGTTCATGACGCGGCCGCCATCGCCGCCGGAATTGGCCACTACCCGCGCGAGCTGCGACGCGCGCACCGCGCGGCCGCCGGTCGCGGCGTTCAGCGCCTCGTCGAGGGACAGCGGCACGCCGCCGCCAGGGAGATCCCGCGCCTGCCGGATCAGATGCTGCGCGGCTTCCAGGTCCTTCTCGTCGAGACCTTCCAGCGCCTCGCGCACGACACCCTGGCCGCGACCGCCACCGGTGACGGCAGAAACCACCTTGCCGGCGAGACGGCCAGCCGCAGGGCCAGCCGCGCCGAGACCCGCGCCGAGACCTGCCCCGAACTCAATGGCGCCGACATCACCCCCCGAACGGACGGCCGCATCGGCACCGCCCAGCGCTGCACCGGAGAAGCCAGATGCCACCATTCGGGCCGGCAGAGCGGCGCCAGAGGCGCCGAACGCAGCCGGAGCAGCGGCGACCAGAGGCGCCGAGCCGAGCACGCCGCCGAGGATTTCACCGGCACCGCTGGCATAGGGGTGCTCGGACGCGGTCCGCTGCCCGAAGTCCTCGACCGCCTTCAGCTCGTCGCTGTACCGGCTGTCGTTCTTCAGCGCGCGGACACCCGCCGCCACCCGGTTCAGCCCGCCGAGCAGGTACGGGCCGACAACGGGAACGCCGTCGACCAGCCCGCGGCCGATCGCGGCAGTGGCATCGCCGGGCAAGCCGGCCGCCGGGGCATCGTCCTCGACGAGCGTGCCCGAGAACCGCGGACCGGCCGGGGCCGGCGCCGCATCATCCTCGACGAGCGTGCCGCTGAAGCGGGGTCCGGCCATGGATCAGTTCTTCCGGTAGCGGCGGCCGTCGGCAGGATCGACGTACATCGCCCCCTTCGGCAGAGCATCGAAATCGGCCTGGGAGCGCGGGGCAGCGATGCCGCCGGGACCATTCGCTCCGGTGGCGCCGTCGGACCGCTGCGTCGCCGATGCCTGCGCGGCCGGGAACAGCGGGTTGGCCGCAGCGTACTCCTCGAGCTTCTGGTCGAAGCCGGAATCAAGACGGCCGCCGTTCGCCGCGGCGTAGTCCCGACCGAGCTTCGCCACCGCCTGCTGCCGCTGCGCCAGCGAGCGGGCGATCGCGATGAGTTCGAGATTGCCGGCCTGGCTCTGGGCCAGGGTCGGCGCGGTGCGGCCGATATAGTCGCGGTCGGTATTCGAGATGCCGGGGCCGAGCGAGCCGCCGAGACCATCGAGCACGACCTTGTTGGAGAGGGCGTCGAACACCTCGGTGGGCTTGGTGTAGTTCGCGTCCTTCACGCCCATGGCGACGAGGAACTGGTTCGCCCGCTTCACCGTCTCGGCGCCCGTGCCGGAGTAGAAGTTCGGGCTGCGGGCGGCCTGCTCCATGAGGGCGAGGCTGTTGAGGGTGTTGCCGGCGTTCCGCCCCTTTGTGGCGAGGTCGACCTGATAGTCGCCGTACGCCTTGCCCACGGTCGCGTCCTGCGCCTTCTCCGCCCCCATGTTGATCGTGGTCCCGGTCGCGTTGATGGGGCTGATCTTGCCGTTGGCGTCCTTCTGGTAGGAGCCGGCGGGCAGGCCGAGCGCCACCCGGTCGGCCTCCGCGAGCGGGGTGACCGTCTTGTCGTCGTCCGCCTTCAGCGCGACCGTCGCCTGCCCGGTGCGGGCGTTCTGGTTCCAGATGTTCCCCTTGTCGTCCGTGTACTGCTTGTACAGCTCCGACGGCGGCAGGACGCCCTTGAACAGCTCGTTCATGAAGGTCGAGTTGCCGCCGAGGGTCAGAGCATGCTCCGGGCTGATGCCGGGGATCTTGCTCGTGACGTACTGCGCGTTGCCGGCGAGCTGGCGCTGCTCCTGCGTGTCCTTCCGGACCTTCAGGCCGAACTCGGCCCGGGCGAGGTCGGAGGCGGCGCGCTTCCCTTCGTTGTCCTGGTAGGCCTTCAGCCCGGCTGCCGCCCCGCGCCCGAAGCCGGGCGTCGACATGAGCCCGATCCCAAGCGAGGTCAGCAGGTCGCCGCCGCCGTTCGCGTTGAGATTTCGCAGTCCGTCGCCGATCCGGTCGAGGAACGACGGCTCCGCTGCGGGAGAGGTCGGCGCGGTCGCAGCAGGGGCAGTCGTCGACCCGGTCGTCACTGGAACGGTGGGCGCCGGCAGACTGCCAAAACTCAGCGGGCGCGCGGGCCCGGCGGCGGCCGGCGCCTCATCATCACCACGCGGCGCGGGCGGCGCGCTGACCGGCAGAGCGGGCGCGCGCGAACCGACGAGGCTCGGCAGCGGCGACCGCTCCGGCTCCGCGGCGACGGGCGCCGACATCTGCGGCGGCAGGGCGCCGAACATGCGCAGCGGCGTGCGCGCCGGCGCCTCGGGCTCGGCCGACGGCGCCGCCGCGGCGACCTGCGGCTGCATCGTCGGGGCGGTCGGGGGCACGAAGCCGGTGAAGCCCGGCGGGATCGCCGCCGGGACGTCGTCGGCCGAGACTTCGACCTGCGGCCGCGCCTGCTGCATCAGGCGGGCGATGTCGGCCGGGGAGAGGGCGCCGAACGGCGTGAGACCTGCGGACACGACGCGCTCCTACTTGCCCATGAACTTCGAGGCGGTCCCGGCGATGGCCAAACCGCCGCCGAGCAGCTGCTGGAGCACGCCCGGCTGCGGGATCTTCTGCACCGACGTGCCGCTCGAGGAGCCGCCGAGACCGGCGATCGGATTGACCAGGCCGGAGTAGAGCCCGAGCTGCTTCCAGGGAGACGCCTGCTGCTCGTCGAAGACCTGCTGGGCCGTGTCGAGCTGCTGCTGGCGGTCCGCGTCGAGGGCGGCACCGACACCGGCCAGGGTCAGCCCGGGGCGCTGGAGGTTGTCGATGTTCGTCCCGACCATGCCGAGACCCTGGAGCGCGGCGGCACGGTCCGACTGCGCGGCCGACAGCTTGAGGCTCGACTTCGACATCTCGTTCTGGATGTTCTGATTATCCAGACCGGCCAGCGCGGTCGCGCCGCCGAGCGCCGTCGTGTTCGTGTCGTTGTAGAGCCCGGCACCGGACAGCGCGAGGCCGGCGTTGACCTGCTCGGCGTTGTTGATCGACCCGTAGAGACCCTGCTGAAGGCTGGTGCGGGCGTTGCGCGAGCTGTCGATCGCCGTCGCCGCCTGCATCTGCCGGGTGCGCTCGTTGTCGTAGTCCGTGTAGCGCGCCTGCGTGCCGATCGCGCCGAGGGAATCGGCGATGGTCGCGGCGTACCGGCCCGAGCCGCTGCGGCCGGCCGCACCCATCTGCTGGGCGATCTTCGAGGCCGCCTCGCCCTGGCTCCGGCCAATAACCGCGTCGAGGTACGGGTTCGCGCCGCCCAGGAACTTGCCGTCGGCGGCATCCTGCAGCGACTTCTCCGTCTGGGTCTGGCCGGACAGGGTGCCGAGCAGACCGGTGTAGCCGTCGGTCGACAGGTTATAGTCGCCCCGGGTGAGCGCCCGCGCCGTCGAGTAGGCGAGGTTGTTCGGGTCGGCCATCTGGTCGGCCAGCGACGAGACCCGGGACGTGTCGATCTTCCCGATGCTGTCGAGGCCGGAGAGCGCCGACTGGATGCCCGAGGTCGTTCCGCCGTTCTGGAGCAGGCCGGTCAGGTAGCTGTCGCCGGCCTTGGCCGCGCCCTGGCCCGCGCTGGCGCTGCCCGCGATGCTGTCGAGCGCCGCGAGCGAGGTGTCCCCGAGCCCGGCATAGCGCTGGCCGCCGTAGACCTGCGAGCCGACGCCCGAGTTGTACGCGGCCGTCGCGCCGGAGAGCACGCCCTGGAGCGCGGGCTGCGCCGGCGCCCACGGGTCGTTGTTCTGCTGCTGGACCGTGGTCTGGGTCTTGGTACCGCCGCCCATGTCAGGCCCCGATGCGCTTCGTGAAGTGGTGGCCGAGCTCGCAGGGCGCGGCGGTGTAATCCGGCAGCACGCGGGCCCAGCCGCGGCGGCCGACGAACTCGACGGTGGTGCAGCCCAGCCGCGCCGCGCCGCGCTCGACGGCGGCGATGACGGCGCCCCACGGGCCCGCCGCGCGGCCGCCGAGGGACAGCACCCAACAGGACAGCCGGCCGCCGGGGTGCTGGCGGACCTGCGTCACGCCCGCCGCCACGAACCGGTCGCCCTCGAAGATCCCGACGAGCTGCGCCTGTCCGGCCGCGCAGGACGCGAGCAGGCCGGCCACGGTCAGGTCGCAGCGGGGCAGGGCGCAGGCGGCGCCCAGGCATGCCTCGACGCGCTCGGCGAGGTCAGGCGCGAGCGGCATCGACAGAGGCTGGAGGCGCATCAGGCCCGGCGCATCTCGAAGCGGAAGGTTCGGTCGGTCGCCGAGTTGAAATCGTGCCCGACCGTGAAGCTGCCGCGGTCGGCCGAGACCAGCCACACCGTCGCCTTCGACGCGGATTCCGTGACCGGGACCCAGCGCGGCAGGGCGCCCACGCTGCAGTTCTCGCAGGGCACCTTCGTGCGCGAGACGCCGTTGGCCAGGGTGAAGGTGTCCGCCGAGATCGCGTTGGTGGCGCCGCGCGCGAGGTCATCGATCGCGCGGCTGAAGAGGGACAGGTCCTTCTCGTTCCGGCCGGGGACGTTCATCGCGAACCCTCCGCCGTCGCATCCGGCTCGATCGCCGAGACGTAGGACCAAGTCGTGCCGGCCGGGATCCGCACGCGGGCGCGGTGATAGCGGCCCGAGGCGCGGGTCGGCGCGATGCGCTCCACCGTCGGCGCGGTCTCCGGCAGCCAGCGCGGCGGCGCGGACGCGGCGAGGCTCTCGCGCACGCCGACGGCCACCCGCCAGTCGTCGGCATCCGTGTCCACGCGGGCCCCGCGCAGGAACGCCCGGTTCGGCCGTGCCAGCATGGCGTCGGGCGTCTGCACCACCGCTTCGAGGGCGGGCCCGTCGAGCACGGCGAGCCGGTTGTCGGTCGTCATGACCGCCAGCAGCGTCGCGCCGCCCTGGTACATCGGGTCATCGAGCGAGGGCTGGGCCGGGTCGTCGATCGAGCCTTCGATGCTGTCGATCGACACGTCAGGCGTCGCCGCCGACATGCCGAAGCGGAGCGGGGTGGCCAGGAACGACCAGCGGTCGAGGAGCCAGTCGTACAGCAGCGCCTCGCCCAGCAGGGACGGGTCTGCCGCGTCGGTGCCGGCGAGCCGGTAGGCGAACAGGATCCGCTCGCCGGTCGGGTCGCGGAACGCCACCGTCATGCCGACGCGCTCCGGATCGACTCGCCCCTGGAAGAACCGGTTCACGCGCTCGGCGCCGATCGGCGTGGACGGCCCGCCGCCGATCACCAGGGCATAGAAGCCGTCGCGGTCGAGGAAGAAGATGCGCGGCCCGACCTTGGCGATGCACCAGGGCGCCACCGCGCCGCGGTTCTCCTCCAGCACCGAGCAGTCGAACACGTTCCCGGAATCCGGGCTCAGCGTCATGCGCCGGATCGCCCGCTCCTGGAAGATCACGCCATACTCGCCGCCCGCGAAGCCGGTGATGGCGCCGCCGTCGGGGAGCTGCTGCTCGTCGCCGGTCTGGTCGAGCTGCCCGAGCGGCCACTGCTCGATGTTGCCGCTGTTCGACCACCGCACCGTCTGCGGCGTGTCGGGCAGGCCGGCCAGCACGAGGAAGTCGCCGACGACGCCCATGTGCCGGGCCCGGGGCGGCTTGCCGCCGAGGTCCGCGAACGGCTGCGTCCCGGCCTGGAGCACGTCGATCGTCGCCTTCTGCACCGGGGTGCCGGCCGAGCAGGCGAGCAGCAAGGTGCCGTAGACGACGAAGGACCAGTAGTCCCCCGGCGGCACGCTGTAGGAGGTGCTCGGGTTCGTCACCTCGTGCCACGCCTGATCCGTCGTCTTGTAGACGAACAGGCCCTTCGACGTGCCGGCCACGTAGATCGGGAAATTGTAGGTCGGCGAGAACACCGCGATCGCCCCGCGGCACTCCGCCGGCAGGGCGAGCGACAGCGGCACTGGCGCCAGGACCGGGCCATACCCATCCGAGCGCGGCACCACGTTCGTCGCCACCGCTGAGACCGAGGCATCGACCGAGGCCCTGTCGGGCGCGAACGGCGCCAGCTTGATCGGGTCCATGCTACTCGGGCCGCGCCACGGCCTGCGTCGAGGCCTGGATCTCGGCCGGGCGGCCGGTGCGCTTGGCGACCTTCGCCGTGTCGGCCTTGATCCCGAGCGCGGCCAGGACCTGGAGCATCAGGCCGGTGTGCGCCTGGACCGCGGCCGGATCCTTCTGGAACAGGTAGGCCTCCGCCAGGACGGCATAGAGGTAGGCGTCCGGCGCCTTGGCCAGCAGCCAGTTCTTCGGCGCGTCGGAGGTCAGCGGCGGGATCCCGGCGTAATAGGCCAGGGTCACCACGCCGGGCTTCTCCGGCACCATGCGCACCTTGCCGGCGCGGATCGTGAAGTACTGCGGGTCGCCGCCCGGGCGGTGCCGGAACCGCGCCTCGGGGCTGTCGGCCTCCGCGAAGGTCGGGCGCGCCGTCCTGCCCGAGCCGGCCCAGGACACCGCCAGCCACTCGATGAAGTCGGCCGGCAGGGGCATCACGGCGACCGGCGCCGCGGCGGTGCCGAGGCTCACCTCCGCCTCCATCTCGCGCGCGCGCAGGATCGCGTTGAAGTGGCTCTCGGCCAGCGCGATGAAGCCCGGCAACGCGTCCGCGAGGTCGGGGCGGGCGATGTAGTCCAGGACGGCGGCCTTGAGGCTCGCCAGATCGGTGATCGGTGCGGCCACGGCTGCCTCAGAGATAGTAGGCCTGCACCTGGTCGGTGGAGGCGATGACGTTGGAGCGCCCGCGCAGGGCGTTCAGCTCCTCGGCGACGATCAGGTCCTGATCCTTCGCCATCACGGGGCTGCGCAGGACATTGCGGGCAAGGTGCCGCTTCGCCCAGGCCGCGATCAGGCTGGAGGCCTCGTCGGTCCAGGCGTTCGCCTCGTCGGGGCCCGGCGCCGGCAGCCGGACATGCGCCATGATCCGCACCGTCCAGGCGTCCGAGGGCATCGGCCACAGCCGCAGCGAGCGCTCGAAATACGAGTAGGCGCAGGGCCTCGACTGGCTGGTGGGCTCGTCGCCCTTCTCGATCCAGGCCTCATCGACACGCTGCAGGACGGTCGGGGTCTCGCCGTCGAGCATGACGACGCTGTCGATCGCCATCAGGTCGGGGATCGCGCCCGCATCGCCGGCCGAATAGACGTCCGACCCGGCGATGGTCTGGAACGTCACATAGCCCTCGTTGAAGAAGAACCGGTCCGGCTGGAAGAACCGGATTGCCCGGTCAACGGCGGTCGCGATCTGCGGGCCGAGGTCCGCGCGCTCGATGTCGTCCGCGATCTCCGCGTACAGATCGGCGAGCGTCGGCCGCCCGTCCTGTGTCGGCATCGGGCACCGTCTCCGTCTTCGAGGGCGACGGCGGGGCGCTGGGCTCCGCCGCCAGGACCGCCGCGCCGAGGTGCAGCAGCATCCACGCCGACATCAGGCGTCGTTGTCGGGGGTGTAGTGGACCACGATCGTGGCCACGCCCGCGGCTGGGGCGCCGGCGATGGTGCCGTAGACCGGGGTATCGGCGGCGAGGCGGCCCTTCAGGGTCGCGGTGTCGACGCGCTTCACGCCGGCCGCGGTGACGGCGGTGTCGGCCGCGGCGGCGAGGTCGTTGCCGCCGGCGGAGGTGCCGAGCGTGAGGGAGGCGCCGGCCGTGAAGGCGGTCTCCACCAGCACGAGCAGCGAGGTGATGAGCGCGCCGGCCGGCAGGGACGCCGGCATGACGAAGGCGCCGTTGGCGAAGTTCACGGTCTTGCGGATGGTGTGCGAGACCTGCTCGCGCAGCTCGCGCGCGGGCGGCTGCACCGGGATGACGTTGGTGGGCACGGTGGCCTCCGGGTTCGGGACAGGCAGGGAGAGGCGACGGGCCGGAGCGCGAGGCCCCGGCCCGGGTCAGCCGTCAGGCTGGATCAGCGGCCGATCAGGCGTCGACGGGCTTGGCGTAGGTCGGGATCACGATCGTGCCGAAGTCGTCGCCGTTGAAGGTCGTCTTCTTCATGCCCCAGATCGCCCAGGCCGAGACCTCGAGGTTCCGCTTGTGGTCGAGCAGCTCCTCGTTCCAGCGGTACCGGGTGTCGCCGCCGGCCTTGCCGTAGGCGATGGTCGCCGCCTGGGCGCCGAGCAGCACCGCGCGCCGGGTGAGCGGCACGGCGGACATGCCGTCGGGCGAGACGCCCGCTGTGACGTCCTGCGCCTCGCGGAGCACGACGCCGTTGTACTCGCCGAGCGCGCCCGAGAAGATCGGGCTCTTGCTCGACTGCATGCCGGCCATCGCGGCCTTCTGGATGTCGAGCCACTGGCCGGCGCCGGTGTTGGTGCGCAGCGACGTGACCTGCTCGGAGGCGAGGTAGAGCACGTAGAGCTTGCGCCCGCCGACCACGACCGGGCGGATCATGACCTTGCGGTTCTTGCCGCCGGTCTTGGCGAGCTCGACCGCCTTGTCGATCAGGTCGAGGGTGAAGCCGTCCGCGTTGGTCAGGGCGGCGTCGTCGGCCCGGCCGTTCGGGCGGAAGATGCGGCCCGCCGTCGCCGCGGTGACGACGTTGTTGGCGGTGAACTTCTTGGCGCCGTTGAGCTGGTTGGCCGGGGTGAAGCCGCAGACGTGGTTGAAGAAGCAGACCGTGCGGCGGGTCTGGAACCAGTCGGCGATGCCGGCGCGGGCGGTCTCGCGCAGGTTGAACGGCACGCGCTGCTGGTCGATCGTGTTCTCCGACTTCACGCCGACGACCTCGCCGAGCTCGTCGATGGTGACCTTGTCGGAGTTGACGCCGATCTGCTCGCCGTTGCCCTCGGCGACGTCGGACGAGGAGAAGCCCGGGCCGCGGAGCTGCATGCGCAGGCCGAAGGTGACCTGGTCGCCGTTGCCCTTCTTGGTCTCGGTCTTCTCCTGGATCACGGCGTCGTCGCCGGTGCCGATCAAGGGATCGATGTCGATGGACTTGTTGGCCTCGGCCGCGAGCTTCTTGCTCCACAGCTTGACGGCCATCGGGTCATTCTGCCCGAACGCGGTGTAGGACATGGGGGTGCCTCTGGAGGCTGGATTCCGTGGGGGGAGGGTTCGTGCGGGCCGTGCGTCGGCGCGCGGACGGAAGCCGGGCCCCAGAGTGACCGTTGGGGACGGGGTCGGACGGGCGCCGTGCGTGGCGCGGACGAAGGCACTGACGCGGCCGGGCGGATCCTATGCGGGGATCAGACGAACGACCGGACACGCGCGTGCGCCCCGCCTTGCAGCGGGGTGCGGCACGGGGCCGGACGGAACTCGGGAATGCGCGGAGACGGGGCAGGGCCCGCACGTCTCGCGACGGATAGTCCTTTGAGCGGGTTCGCCCGTCGGGTCAACTGGCAAATTGAGCCGGGCAGGAAGCGGACCAGCTCACCGATCCTCGAACGTTGCGGATTGGATTCGCCTCCACGCCAAAGCCGACAGAGAGAAGATTTGAAGACGCAGTCGTAGCTCGGGACGAAGCGGGCACTCCGTCTCCAACCCAATCAAGCTCTCGCTGGCAGGGCTTTCAACGATCCTAGACCGGACGTGCGCGCGGACGCTGGCCAAAACCTATCACAAATCCGAATTTGCAGGAGCGGCTTGGTTCGTCGAGGCGCTTGCCATCGCAATAGGCTGGGACTGAGATGCAAGTCACATTCATGACAATTGGAGGATCTTAAAACTCAAAAAAATGAGATGTCGTGAATTCACGCCTCGCTATTGCAGTCACGAGCACACATTAAATCGATATTAACTGATCTATGATTTATTAAGGCATCCTGTGCAATTGACAGTTGTAGGCCGTGATGCTGCTGAGCCGCTCTGATAGCCAGACCAAGTTGACTGCGCTGGACAGCGCGCATGCTCTGATCGAGTTTGACCTCGCGGGCAAAGTCATTTCTGCCAACAGCAACTTTCTGGCGCTTCTCGGATATGAAATAGATGAGATCCGCGGGAAGCATCACTCCCTATTCGTGGATCCCACCGAGCGCGAAAGCCCAGCATACAAGGAGTTCTGGGCGGCGTTGCGCCGAGGTGAGCATCAGGTCGCCGAGTACAAGCGAGTCGGCAAAGGCGGTCGCGAGGTGTGGATCCAAGGAAGTTACAGTCCGCTCATCGGCCGTAACGGCAAGCCGTACGGTGTGTTCAAATGCGCCACCGACGTCACTGCGCAAACGCTGCGAAACGCGGATTTCGAGGGCAAGATGAATGCCCTCGACCGCTCGCAGGGTATTATCGAATTCGACCTCGACGGAATGGTCATCACCGCCAACGCCAACTTCCTCGCGGTGGTTGGCTACAGCCTCGACGAGGTGAAGAGTAAGCACCACTCGATGTTCGTCGATGCAGCAGAGCGCGACGGTGCAGCCTATCGCACTTTCTGGGAAACGCTGAAGCGCGGTGAGTTCCAACAAGCCGAGTACAAGCGCATCGGCAAGGGCGGTAGAGAGGTCTGGATCCAGGCCACCTACAATCCGGTTCGTGATGCTGCGGGCCGCCTCGTGAAGGTGGTGAAGTTCGCCACCGACATCACTGAGGCGGTTGCCGACCGACTGCGGCGGGCGGAACTGCATCGGGGCGTCGACCGCGACCTGGATGGTATTGCCATCGCGCTATCCCAGGCATCGCAACAGGCGGTCGGCGCAGCAAGCGCCGCTGAAGAGGCCTCTGGTAACACGCAGAGCGTGGCTGCCGGATCAGAGGAGCTGGCCGCGTCGGTTGGCGAGATCAGCGCCCAGGTGAACCGTGCGTTGCAGGTGACTGGTCGGGCGGTCGAGCAGGCGGTTGCAACCTCGACAGTCGTTGCTGGACTAGCCTCCACCGCGCAGCGCATCGGGGAGGTGGTCGAGATGATCAAGACGATCGCCGGCCAGACCAACCTGCTGGCGCTTAACGCGACCATCGAGGCTGCCCGGGCCGGTGAAGCGGGCAAGGGTTTCGCGGTGGTGGCCTCCGAGGTGAAGTCCCTCGCAACGCAGACCGCCAAGGCGACCGAGAGCATCAGCAGTCAGATCGCGCAGACTCAGGCCGCGGCGAACCAAGCCGCCACTGCCATCTCCGGCATCGGGCAGACGATCGGCGAGGTCAACGAGATCTCCTCGGCCATCTCGACAGCCGTGGAACAGCAGGCTGCCGTCGCCCAGGAGATGTCGGCGAACATGCAGGCTATGACTCAAGCCGTGGGAGAGATCAGCCGCAACGTCAGCATGATTGCTGGCTCGACCCAGGAAATCGATGCCTCCACGCGGCTTGTGCGCGGTGCATCGCGAGCCATGGTAGCTTAGGCGCCAGATCCCGCCATGTCTGCATTGGCCCTTTGACTGGTCGATTGCAGACTGTGTCTACCCGCCGTTGCACTCCTTCTGCGGACGAGCAACGGGTCGCGAGCGGCCTAAGTCAGAGAATGCCGTGCGTCGGATCGCAATCACCGACGCAGTCCATTCAAGTCAGCCGCCCATGAGAGCTCGAACCCGGGCCGGGTTCGAAGTCATCAGCCTCTCGAAGTCCGCCTCCGACATGCTGGACAGCGTCTCCAGCGTGATCTCGCCGGCCGGCTGGCCACCGGCGGCCGAGAGCGAGCGACCCGGGCCCGCCTGACCTGCGGCGGCGCGCGCGGCCTTGTCGGCAGCGCTCTCCTGCGGGGCGGCGGCCGGGGCCGGGGCGGGCTCCGGAGCCTTCGGGGCGAACCCGCGGCTCTTGGCGAGCGCCGCGATCATGGCGGAGGGCGAGGTACCCCGCTGGCGGGCCGTCTGGGCGAGGTTGAACTCCTCCTCGCGCACGGCCTCGATCGCGGCCTTCTGGTCCATGCCGAACAGGGTCAGCTCGGCTACGCGGCCGGCGAACAGGTGCTCGTAGGCGTCCGCGACCGACGCGTCGGCCTGGATCGCGGTCCGGAGGTCCTGCTGGTAGAACCCGATCACCTCGTTCCGTTCGTCGTTGGCGCGGCGGGTCTCCTCGGCCTTCTTCTGGCTCTCGGTGAGCTGGGTCTGGCCGGTGCGCAGCGCCTCGATCTGCTGCTCCAGGTGCTTCGCATAGCCGAAGATGTCCTCGGCCGGGTCCGGCACCTTCACCGGCTCTGAGGCGGGCTGGGCAGGCGTCGCCGGACGCTGCATCGCCTCGGACAGGATCCGGAGTCGCTCGTCGCCGCGGGCGAACCGCTCGCGCAGCTCGTCGCGCTCCTTCTCGACCGCCTTCCGACGCTCACGCTCCTCGTGCAGGGCACCGTGCGGGACGAATTTGCCCTTCTCGTCGCGCGGCTGGGCCTCCGGGGCACCCTCAGGCTTCGCGCCTTCCTCATCGGGCTCGGCCGCGGGCGGCTCGGCAGCGGCCGGGGCGGGCTCGGCGGCCGGCGGGGTCAGGCCGTCGGAGGCGGCCGTCTCGCCGCCGCGCTCGTAGGCCTCGAAGGCAGCCTGCTCCTCGGGCGTGAAGGCGTCTTCGCCGCCGCCGATGGCGAGGTCGTTGTCGGTCATGTGGTCCTCGTGACGTGAAGGGGACGAAAGCCGGCGTGCGCCGCCGGCGGGCGTAAGGGGTCAGGCGGCGGCTTCCGCGGCCTGGGCTGCGGCCTCGGGTGCCGTCAGGAGCTCGGCGAGCTGCACGGCGGCCGAGGCGTGATCCTGGTGGGTGAGCGCCTGCTCGCGCCCGGCCTTGGCGTTCTTCAGGTTCGCCCCGGCTGTCATGTCCTGGATCTTGGCGACCGCCGACTGCACGGCGAGCGCCTTCTGCTGCTCCTGCTCCGGCGTGTCGGCCGTCTGGGCGAGCAGGTCGCGCATCTTGGCCACGAACGAGGCCGGGAACGGCGAGTAGGGCAGGATCTCGAGCAGGACCTGCGGCGTGATCATGCCCTTGATGATCGGCAGGACCGAGGTGAAGGTCTGCCACACGATCTGCTGCTGGTTCGGCGAGGCCGGGGCGTCGTCGATCACCACGTCGAAGTCGCCCATCGTCCGGTCGCGGATGAGCGGCACAACCTTGGCACCCTCGTCGCCCACGATCCGGATCAGGCGGCCGTCCGAGAGGTACGTCTGGATGAAGAACAGGCGCACCCGGCCGATGTGCTTCCGGGCCCGGCGCAGGGAGTCGAACAGCGTCGCCAGGATCGTCATGGCGGCTTGCTTGCGCTGGTACTCCAGCACGCCGGCTTGGTCGTTCTGCTTCTGGCCGAGCAGCTCGAGGTTCACGCCCGACGTGTCGCGGATGGAGCCGATCGCGAACTCCATGAGCTGCCAGTGCCCCGAAGGCAGGACCGGGAGCGGCTTCTCCTTCATGCGGGCCGACTGCAGCGTGCCGTCGGAGACCCACGACACCGCGCCGGGCTTGGCGATGCTGGCCTCGAAGGCGCGCTGGTCGGGGACCGCGCCCTTCTCCATGATCCAGCCGCCCTTGGACTGGCGGTTGAGCATGTCGAGGGTCTGGGACAGCCACTTGTTGGCGAAGCGCTGCGGGTCGCGCATCGGCCGCACGATGCCGAACCATGTGCCCTTGTTGTGGTCGCGGTCGCCGGTCAGGCAGGCGTAGGAGAACTGGTCGCCGGCCGGGGCCGGGCCCTCCTCCAGCACCACGGCGCCGAGGAAGGCGCGGCGGTAGACCCGCTTCATCCGGTGGAACACCTTCACCGGCATGCCGAGCATCTCGGCGCGGCGCTCGAGAACGGCGGCCTGCTCCGGCGGCATCTCCTGCGACTCGCCGGTCGTGGGGTCGATCACCACCGCGACGCGGGCCCGCTCCCACCACTGGCACTCGACGATCGTCACGCGCGAGGACGAGGCGTCGGCATCCTGGCCCGGCCGGTCGGTGCGACGTTCGCCGGGCTGGATCTCGCGGTGCTCGCCGTCACCGTCACGATCCTCGGCCCAGGCGGCATCGAGGAGGGCGGGGTCGACCTCGGGGAACAGCGCCTCGGCCTCGGCCCGGTCCATCGTCTTCGCGCGGAACAGGCGCCGGGCGTCGGCGAGGTTCCGCTTCCGCGCGGCGGCGTCCCAGATCATCTCTAGCGCGTTGACCCGGTCCTCGACATAGGCGCCGTCCGGGTTGGTCTCATAGTCGAGACGCATCTCGACCCAGCCCATGCCGCAGATCGCGCAGTCGACGAACGCGTCGGATTCCTCGTCCTCCGCCTCGGCCTCGTCCGCGAGGTAGCGCGACGCCTCGGTGAGCAGCTCGTTCTTGGCCGCGTCGCCGATCTCGCGGGGCAGGTACTGGATGTCCTGGCGGCTGTTCACCTCGGAGCCGGCCACCGCCTTGATGACGGGCAGGATCCGGTTGAACGTGACGGGCGGTCGGCCCTGCTGGCGCAGCACGGCCTCGTCCTCGGTGCTCCACTGGCGCCCAGCCACGAAGTCGAAGTCCTCGCGGGCGTCCTCGCGCCACTTCGCGGAGGCCTCCCGGTCGGTGCGGTACCAGCCGCGCAGGCGGCGCAGCAGCGCCTCGCGGTCGAGCCCAGCCTGATCCACCGCCTCGCCGTCGAGGGCGGGCGCGTCCGTGTCCGTCATGCCGCCCAACCTGATCCTGATGTGCTGTCGTCCGCCTCGCGGCGGCGTCGACGCGCGTAGACGTCGTTCGGACCATCCACCGGCGGATCGTCCTCACGGGGCTCGGCGATGCCGATGGCGAAGTACCGGAAGGCGTCGGCCGCGTGGCTCGCCCAGTCGTGCAGAGGGGCCTTGGAGAAGGCCTGCGTCTTCTCGTCGACGTCGTACCGGTAGTTCCGGAGCGCATGGAGCCCATCGGCGCAGGCTTCCTCGTCGAACCAGCACCGCGCGAAGATCTTGCGGGCCGCGTCGATGCCGGCCGCCACGGTCAGGCGCGGCGTGATCCGGACGCGATGCCCGGCCGCCCACATCTGCTGCTCGATCGTGCGCTCGGAGGCGAGCAGCTCGTTTCGGGCATCGTGCGGGAGCCAGTGCTCGCCGTAGACGTAGCCCTTCCCGCCCTGCTCGACCGGGAGCGCCCGCTCCTTCAGCACCTCGAGGTAGTGGCCGAGCGCGTGGCCGCGGTTCTCGTAGAAGTCGATCAGCCGGAACTCGAACCCGACGATCTGGGCGAACCAGATGCTGGTCTTGTCGGCCCGGCCGAGGTCCCAGAACGTATGAACCGGCTTCGTCGGATCGTACGGGACCTTCGTGAACCGCTTGGCGGTCGTCGCCGCCAGGATCTCGTTCGCGTAGATCGCGCCGTCGAGCACCGCCTTGCAGTTGCCGCCCCAGACCGTCTCGTAGGCGACCGGGTCCCGCGCCTTCAGGTCCAACGCCTCCTGCCGGAGCACGTCGGGGAACCACGGATTGTCCTCCCAGCCGATTTTCACGACGCGCGCGCCGGTCGGCGGCTTCGCCACGAAGCGCTTATAGGTCTCGTCCTCCGCCAGCTCCGTGTTGAAGCTGATCCAGATCTCCGAGCCTTCCTTGCGGATGGTCGGGATCAGCACGTCCCAGGACGTCTTCGAGACCGTGCGGGCCTCCTCGACCCAGCAGATGTCCACGCCCTCGGTCGACTTCACCGAGGCGACGTTGTGCCGGAGGCCCTTGAAGATGAACTCGGTGCCGTTCCGGCCGAGGATCCGCTTCTCCTGAACCTCGTACAAGCCATCGAGCCCGAGGAGGTCGATCTGCTGCGCGAACAGCGCGTGCGCCGATTCCGCGATGCTGTTCTGAAACTCGCGCGCGCAGAGCACCCGGAGCGGCCGCTGTGCCCCCATGATGAGGAGCGCCCGGCCAAAGCCCCAGGATTTCGCCCCGCCGCGACCGCCATAGGCGACCTTGTAGCGGGCCGGCTCGAACAGGAAGGCGAGCTTCTCCGGGAACTCAACCTGCATCGGGCGGCTGCCCGGGCCGGATGAAGGTGACCGTCATGCCGGTCGGGATCGCGCCGCCCTCGCCATCGCCGTCGATGGGCTGGGTCGGCTTGCCGTAGCCGCGATCCAGGATGGCGTTGGCGGCAGCGACGCGGGCCGCCTCGCTCTCACCCGCGGTCGCGATCTCGACGAGGACCTGCAGCGCGGTCTCGGTATGCGCGCGGGCGAGGTCGCGCACCTTGGCCGACGCTTTCGGGCGGCCGCCAGGGTTGCCGGACTGGCCGGGCTGGAACTGGCTCATGGGCCTGTATCGTGCCTGATCTCAGGTCCGCCGCCGCAAGACGCGGTCTTCGCGGGGCGGTCGAACACCCACACCCAGGCCCAGCCCGCGGCGAGCACCAGGAGGATGCCGGCGAGGTGCCGGAAGCCGACGATCTCGCGCATCAGTGCACCGCCCGGGATGGCATGTCGCCGTGCAGCAGCATCAGGCGCTCGGCCATGACGCGCACGTCGTCGGGGACGGCCGGTCGGACCAGCACGAAGGCGGCGGGCCGGCGTGGACGCAGGGCTGCCGCGGCGATGCCGGCGAGCAGGAGGGCGGCGCAGAGGCGGGACATCAGCGGCGCGCCTGATAGGTGCGGAACACGCGGTCCCAGAAGGTCGTGACCACGCCGAAGTTCGCCTCGACGCCATGGTGGTGCATCGCGTGGCGCATCTTCAGGCCGTAGAGCGGATGCCGCGGGCCGATCCGCCAGTGATGCACGGCGTGGTGGGCGGTGATGTAGGCGAGGTAGCCGAGCGCGACCCCGGCCAGGACGCCGGCCGAGAGCATCAGGAACAGCGCGCCGAAGATGGCCAGCGAGTGCCACGAGGTGACGCCGGTCCGGGCGCAGGGCCGGGCATGGTGCAGGTCGTGCGCGTCCCGGAACACCGGCAGCCGGTGGAAAAGGAAGCGGTGGATCACGTACTCGGCGAGCGACCACGCCGCGAGGCCGAAGGCGATGCCGGCGAACGAGGCGTCGCCGACGGCGACCAGCAGGAGCGCCAGCACCGGGATGGCGACGAAGTCGGCGTAGTAGGCGGCGCGGGACATCAGAGCCGACCTCCCTGGTGGACGCCGAAGCACCGCAGCGCCTCGTCGTAGGACAGCTTCGGGACCGGGCCGGACGGCGCGCCGAGATCGGGGCCGGCCGTCAGCTCGCGCTCGCCGCGATGGACGATCGGCGCGGGCGCGGCGGGCTGGCCGCGGAGCAGCCAGCGAAGGACGAGGCGCTTCAGCAGCATGGCCGGGCGTTCCTCATCGCCATGGAGCGGCGGACCTCGAACTCGCCGGTCCGCGCTTCGTCGTACGGGGTCTCGGCCGGAAGCGGCGTGGCGGCCGGCTTCCCGATGACGCCCTGCCGGCGCATCTGGTCGCCGTAGGCCTGGGCCGCCGGGTCGCGCTGGAGGCGCTGCGCGTGGCGAAGCGCCCGGTCCGCGTCGGCCGGGGTGAAGTCGGGGCGTGCGGTCACGCGAAGGCCTGGCGCAGCGCCGTTGCGAACGCCGGGCGGGCGGCCTCGGCAGCCTCGCGCGTGGCGAAGCCCTCTTGGACGAGGCCGCCGGCAAGGCGAGCGCGCAGCAGGAAGGGACGAGGCCCGGCGGAGGGCTCGTGGACGAGTTCGATGCGCATGGAGGCCTTCAGCCGATGATGGCTTCGTGGGTGCCGGCCTGCAGGACGTGCTGCTCGGCGCCGGTCCAGGTGAAGAGGTACTCGACCGCCCCGCGGTACTTCGGGTTGTCGAGGACGTAGCCGACCGTGTCGTGCCGCCACCGGCGGCCGGTCGGCGAAGGGATGCCGTCGCGGTTCAGCCCCTCGGCGATAGCCTGAAGGGTCGCCCGCGGGCGCTTGCCGCGGCCCCGCTCCCGGAAGATGCGCCGGACGACCGCCGCCTGCTCCGGAACGATGACGAGGCCGCCCGCCCGGTCGGTCGCGTAGCCGTAGGGGACCCGCCCCCCGGCGAAGCCGCCGCGGCCGGCCTTGGCGAGCTTCCCGCCTGCGGTCCGGTCCCGGATCGTGAAGCGCTCCGATTCCGCCATGCCGGCGAGGATGGCGAACACGGTGCGCCCCATCGGCGTCGCCGTGTCGATCGGCTCGGTGACGGACCGGATGCCAACCTCGTGCGTCTCGGCGAGATCCGCCACCGTGGTCACCGCGTACCGGATCTCGCGGGCGAGCCGGTCGAACCGGTAGACCAGCAGCACCGAGAACTTCCCGTCGGCCGCGAGCTGCAGGACCTCCCCGAAGCCGGCCCGGTCGGCGGGCCGGGTCGCGCCGGACACGCCCGCGTCGGTGATGACCGCGACGAGCTCGTAGGCCTGGCTCTCGGCGAAGGCGCGGAGTGCTCGCTCCTGCGTCTCTAGCCCAAAACCGTGAGCGGCCTGCTCGTCGGTCGAGACCCGGAGGTAGGCCACCGCCCGGGTGGCCAGAACCGCCTTCGCGGCCTCTTGGGTTTTTATTCTGCCCCGGGCGCGAGCGGTTCGCCGCGACCCTGAAATCGCGGGTAAGTCACTCATTTTACTGCGCTATTTACGCTGTCGGGGCGGTTCTTGCGGAAATGTCTTGGTAATTCCGCATCGGGGCGTCGGATTAGCCCCTCGATCGGTGAAGACGCCGCACCCGTGAGGCAGTTCGGCGGACGTTACCTCCCGAAGAGGAACACCATGACCTTGCTGCGCACACTGACGCTCGCCGTCACGATTATCGCTCCGACAGCCGCCGGAGCCGAACCGATCGGGGCTTCAGTGGTGCTCGTCCGGAATACGACCACGCTTGGTCAGACCAAGCCGCCCCGCCGCCCGGACGACATGACCTTTCGAGGAGCGGCGGCCGGCCGAGCGAAGAATGATGCGGTCGGTGATAGGCTCAGCCGCGGCATCTGCATCGGGTGCAGCCCGAAGTGAGGATTAGGCCGCCCGACGACGCCGGGCCACTGTGAACGGCTTGCCCTTCGTGCTCTGCCCGGAGGCGCCGAACGTGCGCTTCTCGACGGTGCCGATGAGAGGCCGAAGCTGGTGGATCAGCGACCGGATGCGCCGGCAGTGATGGTCCCGCGCGGCGAGGTCGACGTCCTGGCGCCCGGTCGCGCGGAGGCGGCAGAGCGCGAGGCTCTCCTCCTCGATCGCGGTGACGATAGCGTGGGCGCTCATCTGGGACCGATCATGGCATGGAACACCGCCAGCGTCTGCCGGGGCAACGCCTAAGCTGTTGAGCGGGTTCGGTGAAGCCGGGTCCGGACATGCGAACGCCCGGCGGCTTGTCAGCCCCGGGCGTGCGTCTCGCGACGGTCGGGTTTTGCCGGGTTTCGGCCGTCGGGTCAAGACTTGCGGATGCAGGCTTGGGTAAACGCTTCGCCCAATGGCGTGAGACGCACGTTGTAAGAACCGGTCGAAGACCGTCCGCTTGCAAGCTTCTGAATAGCGTCTGCCATATCTTCAATATGTCTAATTTGCGGACGCGCAGAAAAGCTGATGAATTGTATAAGCCCCATCCCTCTTAAATTATCAAAATGCACATCCGCACCTCTTGCAAATATCTTTCTATCTTCAACTTTCAGTGGAAATTGGATATTAAAATAAACTCCATTTCTGCCCGACGCCGTAACGAAAAATTGCCCAGCCGATATATCTTTAATCAACGAAGCTTCAATAGAAGACATTCGCTTCAGAATTCCTGAAAAAGCGGGATGCACAGTATCTCGAAATTCCTTGTGCATTGCTTTAGAGAGCAACTCTTCAAACATTACATAGATATCGCTGCCCTCCTCCTCGTAAGTAACCCCCTCCAAAATATTCCCGACCACCTCCGGTTTCGGCACTATCCTTTCTTCAATTGGAACGTTGTTGAGCGCTTTCAATATAAATGGTTCGTATTTCTCGCGTATTAAGTAGCCGAATCCGCGGCCCGCAACTACTATAGCGCTGACAAATTCCCCCAACTCATTGCCGACAATGCGAGCGGCAGGCTGCAAAAGATCACCATAGGCCACCTTCACAACCTCTCTGGCCGCAGCTTCCGCAGCCGCGGTCATCGGATCCTTGTCAGCCATAGATGCCTCCGCACAGGCATCCATGCTGGCACAGCCAAGTCAGGCTGTCTCGCCCACTCGGCACCGCGCCGCCACGATGTCCCGCACCCGCCCGCGGCCGGCGACGGCTCGCTGGACGTCAGGCTTGGCCTGCGGGGCGTAGCGCGCTTCCTCGGCCCCCCAGTACTGGCCCTGGCCGGCCGGGACGGCCCGGCCCCGCGCATCGGTCTCCTCGCCGGTCTTCTGGCCCTGGAAGAACCGCTCCTGGACGTTCGCCACGCCCTCGGCGGCGAAGTCCTCGTCGAGGTTCTCCATCAGGATACGGAAGTGCTCGGCGATGTAGGCCGTGCCGCGGTCGCCGCCCTTGCCGCGGGCCTCGGCGAACTGCGCGAAGGTCTGCCGGCCGGTGAGTACCTCGTGGAGGAATCGGGCGCCCGGCACGCCGACGGCGCGGACGACCTTGTCCTTGAGCTTCGCCACCAGCCGGGCGTCGTCGATCGCGTAGATGACCGACAGCTCGTGCGCGATGGTCATGTCCTTCGAGCCGCGGACGCCGAAGTCCATGGAGCCGAGCCGGGCTCCGGAGGCGCGCTCGAAGATTGCCTGGACCTGGCGTCCGACCTCGTACTGCGAGACGGTGAGCCGCCCGTGCGAGCGCTCCATCTCGAGGACGTCGACCCGGCGGTTGACCGCGGCGAGGCTACGGCCGCCCGGGGTCCACGGATCGTCGACCGCCACGGCCGCCGTCTCGATCGGGCCGCGCCGGCCCCGGACCGGCTTCGATAGCTCGGTGCGCGGATCGAAGGCGCCGGCATGGTCGTACCGGTCGCCGCGCGGATCCCGGCGACGCTCCGGCTTGGCCGCGCGCACGTGGGTGTGGGTGGCCGGCGAGCCGGCGAGGGTGATGGCCTTGGTCCTGGACGCTGCCACGGTGGTGCCCCTTGAGGCGGTCGACCTTCCGTCGATCCGTGACACCTGATCTGCGTCCCGTTTTTGGACACACGCAAGCGTGATCTATGCCTGCGTCACTCCGGCGTGCCCGTGACCTTTGCGTTCCAGGCATCGGCGAGGCGGTGACAGGCGCGCTTCCGACGGCGGTCGAAGGTGCGCCGCTGGACGCCGACCTCGGCGCAGTAATCGGTGACGGTGCCGCCGGGGACCTCGCGCAGCAGGCGGAGGCGTCGGTGCCGCCGGATCCGCCGCCGCGCCTTCGCCCGGGCCCAGGTGAGGAGCGCGATCCGCTCCGGGCTGCCGACGCCCAGAACCTCGGCCGAGAACACGATCCAGTCGAAGGTCGCCCGCATCTCCTGCGGGTCGTTCGGCTGGAGCCGGTTCGGCCGCACGCTGAAGATGCCCGAGCTGGTGAAGGCCATGAACGCCGCCACCAGCCACCGCTCCACATCCGCGCACGTCATGGCCGGCGGGTCCGGGCCCTCGATCCTCAGCGGGTTCGCCATCAGCACCGGACGCGGGTACTCCTCACGCAGCCGAGCGGCCGAACAGGTCAGCCGCCGGCGGGTCGGCCCGGGCGGGCGCAGACGGCATCGGCGGCACCGCCACGCGCGCCTCGACGATCGCACGGCAATCCGGATCGGCGCACGACCACATGCCGTCGCTGCGATTCCGGAAGACGCCGAAGCCGAACGAGGCGCCGAACACTCCGCAGGACGCGCAGGTTCGCTCGATCCCTCCCTTCGCCGCCTGCTCTGCGGCTTCTTCTGCGGCCAGCCGATCCGCCTCGCGACGCCGCAGCTCCGCCTTCCAGATGTCGGGGCGCTTGCTCATGCCGGCACCCGCTTGCGGTCGAGGCTCGCCATGAGGTGCGAGACGTCCAGGGTGCGGAGCGGCGCCACCATCTCGGCGTCAGAGGGACGAGGGATCACCGGTGAGGAGCCGCGCTCCGTCCTGCCGGCGATGAGCAGGCTGTTCGGCGCGGCCGCGATATCGTCGAGCACCTTCTGCCGCTCGGCATCGGAGATCGGCTGGTACGGCACCGCGTCGAGGACCTCGATCAGCCCGGCGATCTCCGCGTGGATCTCGTCGAGCGACCGCCTCGTCTCCGCGGCGAGCTGCGGTGGCGTCGGGCAGCGCTCCCCGGTCCAGGGGAGCAGGGTCTTGCCCCCGAGGAAGCGAGCGGCCGCCTCACGAACGGCCCACGTCGGCAGGTCGGCGAGGGCCCGAACGTAGAGGTTCGCCGTGGCCCGGGCACCGTCGGCAGCCACGCCGAAGGTCGGGAACGCGGCCAGCAGCGCCAAGACGACGTCGCGCTTCGCCACCTGTCCAGGCTTCGGATCCTCGCCGTCGGAGAGGCCGGCCCGGAGCGCGACGAGGCGGTCCGTCATCACGCCGCGGTCCGCCACCGTCGGGGCCTGGTCCGACCGGATCGCAGGCCGCACGCCATAGCCGCTGCTGCGGTCCAGGCGGTTGCGGTAGATCGCGACCACCACGTCACCGGCCCGAGTTGCGGCCGCCGGCCGCGAGGCGATGGACGTTTCCGTGTTCGGCGTGGTGGTGGCTGGAACCTGGGTCATGGGAACCCCCGTGGTCGTCGAGGAGAGCGTCGAGGAAGCCGTTGCCGGTGCCGCGGCGGGCAGGGGCGTCACGGGGGCGGCCCTGGCGGCGGGTGGATTCGCGGAGGCGGTTCCGGAGCGTGGCGAGCCAGTCGAGCTTCATGCCGCGGACACCGGGCACGCCGATCCAGAAATCCTGGAACTCGGCCAGCGCCTCGTCGACGTCGCGACCGGTCAGGCCGGCATCGAGGCATGCCTGCCGGGCTTCCGGCCGAAGACCGAAATCGACCGGGATGCGGGTGCCCCGATGCCGGTCCGCCCCCTTGGGGGCAGAGGACCCTTTAGGGTCCGAGGGGGAATCCCCTGGGGGTGTAGTTTTAGGGGGTGCGGGGGACCTTTTAGGGGGCGTAACGCCGTTACTCGCGTTATCGGCGTTACTTCCGTTACGTTCGCCGTTACGCGCGTTACGCCGTGCCCGGAAGGCGGCCTGCCGGAGCCGGTTGCCCTCGCGGTTCGCCTCGATGCGCGCCTGCTCTGCCTCGGCCGCCGTGACACGCTCACGGGCCAGCTCGGAGCGAACGACGACGAGGATCTGCTCCGGGCTGATGCCGGCGGCGACCATGGCGTCGATCATCTCAGCGGTGACGGCCATGGCGGCTACTCCGCTGCCATCGGGAGCGGCGCCGGCGCGCTGACGATCTCGGCCGCGGCTCCGATCCGGCGCGCGGACATCGCCGCATATTCGGGGTTGAGCTCGATCAGCGTGGCGTCCAGGCCTAGGCCCGCGGCCACCAAGCCGACGGTGCCGGCACCCCCGAATGGGTCGAGCACGCGCCCGGCGACCGGCTCAGCGAACCGGCACAGGCCCTCGCACCGCGGATGCGGGAGCGCGGCGCCACAGAGGCCGCAGGCCTGCGCCGGGACGCCGGCCTTGATGCAGCGCTCGGCAAGGGCAGGCGGGAACGTGGCGAAGTGCGCCTCTCGGTAGGCCTTCGGCGCGATCGTCCAGACGTTCCGCGCGTTGCGGGTCTCGAGAGGCGACAGGCTCAGCTCGGCAAGCGCGGCATCCATGCTCGCGTTGTTCTTCGTGCCGCTGCCCGGCTGGGCGAGCTTGCGCGAGCGCGGCGTGCGGTCGACGAGCTGCCGACTGTTCGGGCCCGGCCGCTTCACGCGATCCCGCCCGCGGTCGGACTGGTCCGGGTCGAGGCGGTCGAGGCGCCCCCAGCCGACACCCGTGTCGGTACCGCGGGCCGCCGCGCGGACATGCGCGCCGCCGGTCACCGGCTCGCGGATGGCCTCGTGGTTGTAGAAGTAGTCCTCGCTCTTCGTGAGGAGCCAGACCTTCTCGTGCGCGGTCGTGGGCCGGTCATAGACCGACTCCGGCATGGGGTTCGGCTTGTGCCAGATGATCTCCGAGCGGACCCACCAGCCATCGTCCTGCAGGGCGATCGCCAGCCGGTTCGGGATCATGCAGAGGTCCTTCGGCTTCAGGAAGCCGCCGGCCACGATCGCACCGGGCGCGGTCACGCCGGCGCGGCGACGGAAGACGGATCCACGCTCGCCACGGTCTGCGTAGCGATCAGCCTGGTAGATCGGCCCGACCGTCGAGAAGGGCTTGTCGCGGAAGGTGCGATCGTCGCCGACGACGTCGGCCGCAGCGCGACCGTTCGGCGTCGCGGCGTAGCAGTCGCCATAGTTCAGCCAGAGGGTGCCGCGCGGCTTGAGCACGCGCCGGACCTCGCGGAACACGTCGACCATCACGGCGAGGTGCTCGCCCAGCGTCCGCTCGAGGCCGATCTGACCGGCGACCCCATAGTCCCGCAGTCCCCAGTAGGGCGGGCTGGTCACGACGCTGTCGAAGTAGGCGTCCGGCATCGCGCGGAGCTGCTCGCGCACGTCGCCGACGTGGATGCGGACCGTCATGCGAGCCCCCGAGCGGTGAGGGCCAGGTCGGCGTGAGTCGCAGCGCACTCGAACACCTGCGCGGCCACAGCCTCGCAGAGGACGTTCGCGGCCTTCGTGTCGCCCTCGGCGGCGATCGCGATGGCGAGACCGACGCCAGCCGTCAGCGCAGCGCAGAGGTCCTGGAGGCGGGAGAGATCACCCTGTGCCTCGAACACCTTGTCGGCGATGAGCGAGTCGAGGTCGAGAAGCGTGCTCATGCGGCCCTCCGGCGGCGGACCGGCATCATGTCTTCCGGGACCAGGCGCACGCCGGGCGCGAGGCGGGGCGCCATCTCGGTGCCGTCCAGGTGGAACGACCGCGCGCAGAGCGAGAAGGACTCGGCGGCGTCGAGCGTCTGCCCGTAGGAGCCGCGGTAGAGGACGCGGCTGGCGCTCATCAGGAGCCACGTCATGCCGCCGCCCTCACAGCTTGCGGCTCCAGCGCCGTGACCTGGATCACCAGCTCGGGCGTCTCGCCGTAGAACTTGCGGACAAGGCCATCGACCACGGACGCGTCGTCGGCCCAGACGACGTGGTTCAGCGCGTCGATGACCTTGGCGATGTTGTCCCAGTCGGGCTTCGTCGTGGGACGCAGGCGGCGCTCGATCGCGTCCAGCCGCTTCCGCTTCGACCAGCTCGCCGGAATCGGCATGGTGGCGAAGATCCGGACCTCCAGCGGTCCGGTGAGGAGGGCGCGCCCGCGCATGACGGCGCCGGCCGCGAGGCGCAGGGCGCTCTCGTAGGCCTCGGTCTTCTGATCGGGATGGGAGTGGATGCGCGCCACTCCTCCCCGATGGACGAGTTGCGCGCGGTGCCGGCCCTTCCCGCGAGGGGCGCCGGGCAAGCGGATGATGACGGTCTCGGACACCGCGCGCCTCCAGGCTCAAGCGTTCGCGGGTTCGCGCGTGCGGCGCGACCGGTTCTCGCGGGCGGGCGGCTCCGGCAGGGGCGAGCGATCGGCGTCGTCCTCGTCGCCCTCCTCGTCGCCGTCCTCGGCCTCCGAGTCCTCGTCGATCGGCAGGTCGGGCTGGTCCTTGTCGGCGACCGCATCGGCGCGCTGGCCGAAGAAGACGCTCGGCTCCGCCAGGACGAGGACGGCCGGCTTCGCGCCGTGCTCGGCCAGCTTGGTGATGTCGTCGACCGACCCAGAGGCGCCGACCTCGAGCTTGAGGCCATCCTTCACGGTCCACTTGCCGGTCGAGACCACCAAGTGGTCGAAGCCCTGGTGCGCCACGATTTTGATGGCCTCGCGCACGGTCTTCCCAGCGACCTCGTCACAGCGGCCGATCATCAGCCGCTGCTCGTGCTCGGACATCTTGGTCCAGCACGGCATCTGCCGGCAGATGTTGTCGAGGATCCGGTCGCGGATATCACCGCGCAAGGTCTCGATGCCGAGCTCTACAGCGGCTTCGGCTTGCGCGACCGCGTCGGTTGTGGCTTCCATTGCTCTCTCCATGGATGGGCACCACGCCCATTCGGTTCAGACCGCCCGGCACCCGCTCCCACAGCAGGCCGGGCGGTTCTCGTTTCAGGGGTGCGGGCGGTTGCCCGGCAGGCGCGGGTCGCGGCTGCTGTGCCGGGGCACAAGCGGCTCCTCGACGACGGGCGAGCGGTCGCCGAGCGGCGCATGGAACTGCCGCTGTGCGGGCGCCGGCGTCTTCTCGGCCAGCATCTCCGCCATTCGCTCGGCCCACACGAGGAGCGTGAGCAGACCGTTCCGCACCAGCACGTTCGCGGCGGTCGAGGGCACGTGCTTCTCGACGCCCTCGCGCAGGGTCGCGAAGTGGGTCGGCAGGGTGGTGACGAAGGCGCCGTCGGACATGGTCAGGCCGCCGCCAGCCGCTCGCGGAGCAGGTAGCCCTCCAGTTCCCAGACGCGCTCGCGAGCGTTCCGGTGCGCGATCTGCTCGCCGATCGCCGGATCGAAGTTCTCGGGTGAGGCGGCCGCGCTGGTGCCGGTCACGATGAAGCCGTTGCGCAGGGTGAGCGCACAGACGGTCAGGGTCGTGCCCGGGAACACGTGGTAGGCCGCGCTGACGATGCGGCTGTCGATGTGGTCGGGCGTCAGGCGGGGCGCATTCAGCCCCTTCGCCTGCAGCTCGGCTTCCAGCTTGGTCTCGTCGCTCAACATGCTCACTCCTCGTTTGCGGCCCGCCACAGCGGCAGGTCGTTCACTTCCGCCGGATGCGCGGGAGCCTGTTGGCGAGCCGCACGCACCACTCGCGGAGCCGCGCCTTCAGCCGGGCGGTCTGCCGCGCGAAGAAGAGCTTCACCCGCGCGCACAGCAGGGTGCGCAGGGCCAGCGACGGCGGCGGTGACCTGGACGTCATGGGCGAGCCTCCTGAGTTGCCGCTCGCATTCGGCGGCGTGGGCGGCCTCGATCCGCGCCAGGATGTGCGAGGCGATTTCCTTGGGCGGCCGGTACCGGAGCGCCCACAGCTTCCCGAAGGGGATGGCGGCGCGCGTCGCGATCCGGCGCATGGCGTTGGCCGTGTCGCCTGGTCCGCGGATCTCGAGGCGCAACAGCTCGTCGAAGGCGCTACGCGCCCGGATCACGTCAGCGTCTGGCATTTGAGCTTTCCGCAAAAACCTTTTGCACATCAGCAAATCCGTCCGTGGTTACTTGAGACCACGGACGGAGAGGGCCGACATGCAGAGGGAGTTCTTGAGGGTACGCACGACACACGAGCGCGACCGCTGGCTTGGCGGCATGGACGGGCGCGCAGGTAGAGGGACGACCCGGCCGAGGGTCCGAGATTGCGATGGTCTCGGCCGGGTCGCTCGCTGGCGGGAGGCGTGAGCCTGCGACCGCCGCGATGGGGAATGAGGGACGCCTGCCCGCCGTTGTCGAAACGGAGGGGAAGGTGCGGGCAGGCGATCGGCCGGTGAAGCCCGGCGCGATGAGTGAGCCGGACCGTCATGCGACGCTCCCAGCGATGGCGCAGATGATGCCGGCGGTGAGTGCGATCCCGGCCATGCCGAGCGTCGTGCGCTCCACATGCGGCTCGGACGAGCAGGGGCTCGCGGCCAGCACCATGAGCCCGACCGCGTCGAGCCCACAGAGGACAGCGAGGCCGTTCAAGATGATTGACGCGGCCATCTCAGGCTCCCCACCGACGGCGGAGCTTGCGCGCCCGCGTGAGCACCACGCCGAGCGAGGCGGCGTTGCGGTAGCCGAGATGCTGGGCCAGGACGGCGCGCGGCAGATCCGAGTTCTCGGCGATGTCGAGGACCGCGAGCAGCCGCGTCCGCTGCGTCACGCGGGTCTGGCTCAGCCCCTCGCAGTGACGCCGAATGACAGACCGCGAGCGGCCGAAAAACCCCATGATCTCCGACGAGCCCGCGCCATCGGCCGCGAAGGCGCGCATCTGGGCACGCTCGGCGTCGTGGACCGGGCACGAGGTCGCCAGCGATGCGGCGGCTCGGCTGGCGAGGTGCTGCGGTGAGCGGGACGGGGCGAGCCGGCGCATCAGTGACACCGCTCGGCGGCAGGACGCGCATTCGTGTCGGACCGCGCGCGCACGAACGCCATGGCGGCCACCGCCGTGTCGAGGAGGCGCTCCTGCCCCGCGGGCGTGGGCGCCTTCGAGATCGCCTCGCCGAGGACGAGGCCGAGATCCTCCGCGATGCCGACCAGGTCGACCTTGGAGACCCCGTCGACCTCGACCGACATGTGCTCGCGCACGAACTCGGCCAGAAACTCGGTCAGGGCGCAGTGCAGGCAGGGGCGATCCATCAGCGCCGGCCCTCCACATCGGGGAGCAGCCGCGCGTCCTCGGTCCCCTCGTCGGCCGAGCAGAGCGTGCCGGCGACGGCCGAGCCGTCCTCGCGCGTCGCCCGGAAGCGCACGGCGAAGGGCTCACCCCAGCCGCAGGGCCGGCCGAACACCGGCGCCCGCTCGACGGCGATGCCGTGAAAGCCGAGTTCGGTCAGCGTCGCGCGGGCGGCCACCGCGTCGGCCTCGCAGGCCACGAGCGTCAGCGGCAGCAAGGCCACCAGCGCGGGCCGGAGCATCGCTTGGACGCCCGACCCGCGCGGCCTACCATCGGAAGTGCGAAGACCGATGGAGCTGCAAGTGGAAGATGATCTGCGCGCCCGAGTAGAGTGGCTTGAGCTCGAACTGAAGGCCAGAACAGCAGTGCTAGAGCACTTGATGGCCGCTACAGCGCTTGCGGCGCATGAAAACAAGCATCCTGGTTCGGCCGAAGAAAGCCTCGAAACGATTGAGAGGTTGCTTGCCGATCCCCGAACCGGCGAGACCATTGAGCAGCGCGACGCAATCAGGAGTGCGTACCGGCGAATATTCTCGCAGGTTGAAACGCCCCCGTTCTGGAAAGCATCCGGCTGGGCGGACCTGCTGGGCCGCACGTTCTGGCACTTCTGGCGTAAGTTTCGACGCCGCAGGAAGAAGCCGCTGCCACCGGTAGAGCCGACCTCTTCCGAGCGGCCTGCGAACCGCGACGAGTGCGAACCATGAGGCACCGCCGGCGCGCCGGAGCCGCGTGCGTGGCCGCCGCTGTCGCTTCTTCCGCCAATCACGCGGCCGCTCCCTCGACGGGAGGCTGCGCAGCTTCAGCTTCGGCCTGCGCGTCCAGAAAGTCGTTGGGGGTGACGTGGCCTTCGGTCGCTTGAACGATCCGCTTGAGCACGTCCCACTCGGGGCGCCGGTCACCCGACTTGTATCGCCACAACGTCATTCGGCTGACGCCGATCGTCTCGGCGAAGTCGGAGTCCTTGATGCCGCGGTCGGCGAGAAAGTCGGCGAGCCTCATACCGCAGAGCATGTAGCCCTTTTGGATACGCGTCAAGAGGCCTGTAGCCGAAACGGATGCTCGTCACGTAACCAAGGTGGTGACAGGGTGCCCGCATGAAGGGCAAGTTTCCAAATGGCCTAGCGGAAGCGATGGCGGAGGCAGGCGTCGGGCCGACAGAGCTTGAGCGTCTGACCGGCATCACGAAGCAGGACATCTACAAGCGCGCACACCAGAAGGCGCGACTCACCGCAGAGATGGCGCAAGCGATTGCTCCGCACTTGGGTGTCTCTCCGGCAAAACTTCTCGGCCTGCGCGAGGTCGCGGCCTTCACTGTTCCGCTCGGTGGCCGAATTGGCGCTGGCGGTGCGATCGACACTTCAACTGCGCAGGATCAGCCCGGCGTGCAGTACGAGATCGAGACGGCCGTCGAAGTCCGCGATGCGGCAGTAGCGTACCAAGTGATCGGCGATTCCATGTTGCCGATCTTCGAGCCCGACACGGTCATCATCTGCCGCGCTCATACTCAGGACATCCGACAGCATATCGGTAGGCGTGTCGCTGTCGGCACAGTCGATCATGGGCGCCAGCTCAAGATCGTACACCAGGGGTCCAAGCCCGACCTCTTCGACCTGATCAGCCTCAACCAAGCCTATCCGACCCTGCGCGACGTGAAGGTCGACTGGGTGGCGCGCATTGCTGCGATCATTCCAGCCGATGAATGGAAGATCCTTGAGCGCGAGGCGGAGGTTCAAAATCAGATGCGCGAGCGGCTGAAGAAGCCTTCAGAGCGCCGTTCAAAATCTGCGGCAGAGGAAGCTTAGATCAATGAAGTGGCTCGTCGGCGCCTCAGTCGCGCTCGCCCTGGCCGGATGCCAGACCGCATACCAAAAGACCGGCCTTACGGGCGGCTATGATGAGCTTCGACTGTCCGAGAACACGTATCGCGTCTCGGTCAAAGGCAACGGCTTCACGTCGAAGGAGCGCGCTGGGGACATCGCGCTGCTCCGCGCAGCCGAGCTGACGCTGGAGTCCGGCTATGACCGCTTCGCCGTCGTGGGTGGTGAAGGCGTCAGCAGCCAAGTCTCAGGCTTCGATCCGATCCAGACCAATCGCTACGGCAACACGCTCGTGACCACTGGCGGCGACCCGGTATTCAAACCCGGCGGCAACATCGTCGTCCGCATGCTTCGGCCGAAAGACGCAGGCTATGCAGACGCTCTGGATGCAACGCTAATCGCGACACAGCTCCGCTCGAAGATCGCGCCCAGCTAAACCACGATTATATCTAGACCAGACGCGATACCTGCCCCGCCCTGTGCGGGGTTTTTTTATGCCCGCGATCGGCGGGGCTCGGTAACCGCCTGCGCGCCGTAGCCTTTTCCACATCCATCCACACCGGTCCACAGCCGTGCGGCAGTCGGCGTGCGGCTCTGCTGTAGCCATTTTGGATATTTTGCGCTTGACGCGTATCCGTATCGGCTACATGATCACTCCATCGCCGCTCACCGAGCCGATGGAGCCGCAGATGCTCGATGCCCCCGCAGATCTCGTCCTGACCCTGATCGCCGTCAGCGCGGTCCTCCTCGCTTTCGGCGTGCCGGCTGTCGGCATGTCCCTCGGCTGGGGGCGCTGACATGGCCGGCCAACCCGCCACCGACGTCGACGTCCGCATCGGCGAGCGCATCAGCGCCGCCAGGATCCGCGCTCGCCTCACCCAGCGCACGGTTGCCGCCGAGATCGGCGTCTCAGCCGCCCAGCTCCAGAAGTACGAGAAGGGCACGAACCGCATCAGCGCGATCGCGCTGAGCATCATCGCTCGGCTCACCGGCGCGCCCATCGCGTCCTTCTTCGACGTGCCCGAAGCGCCCGCGCCGCTGACAGCTCCGCAGACCGTCGACAGGGCTCGCGAGCACCTCCTGAAGGCCGCCGACCTCTACTTTGAGGCGCGGCTGGAGGCTGGGGAACTGACCAGCCCGCGCGCGATCGCCTTCATCGCCGAGGCCGCCTGACAATGGCGCGCCTCGACCTCCCCGCCGGCTACGCGATCCGCGGCTCCTCCGCCGGCTACGCCCTGCGCGGCCCCTACGGCCCCCTCGGCGACGACTTCGACTGCTGGGCCGAGGCCTGTTTCGCCGCCCAGGACCACGCCGATTCCCTTGCCCTGGAGGCCGCCGACGAGCTGGCCGCCATCGCGGATTTCGAAGCCGACCAGTTCCGCGAGGCAGCATGAACGTGGATCGAGAGGCGGCCGTCGCCGTCGTGACCGAACACCACGGCCACGCCGCCACCGACGACCACGTGCTGGCCCGCGTCTTCCGCCGCTTCGGCTGGGAGATGCTCACCGAGGACGCCCTGGCGATGCTCGCCCGGGAATACGAGGCCAACGCCGCCACCCGCGAGCGGATGGACGCCGAGAACCGCGCGATCGCGGCGAGGCGCCCGTGATCCTCACCCCCTTCGATCCCGCGACGCTCGCCCTGATCGGCGTCGTCATCGCCAAGCCCATCCAGGAGGCGCTCGTGCCCGCCGTCGCCCGCGTGATCCCGACCGAGCCGGAGGATCTCCGTCTCACATCCGCTCAGGCAGTCGCTCTGCTGCCGCCGGACGAGACCATCCACGTGCAGGTCGGCCAGAGCCGAAGCCGCTGGCGCCGCGGCAACGTCATTTTGGCCATCCGCGGTGGCAGCGACCGGCGCATCGCGCTCGCGTCCCGCTCCGCTGGGTTCGGCCTGTCCTTCACCCGGGACACCGGGGAATCCGTCCTCGTCCAGACCGACGACGCGAAGGTCCGCGGCTGGCTGGAGCGCCAGGCCAAGCGGGCAGGGGAGTGACGGCGATGGCGCTGCACCTCGAACCCTACTGGCTCGTCCACGGCGCCGGGCCGACGCACTACCGGCACGAGACGAAGCTCAGCGCGATCCGCGAGGCCGAGCGCCTCGCCCGCGAGAACCCAGGGCAGGCCTTCGTCGTGCTGGAGACTGTCGAGGCCATCCGCCTCGTCGAGTTCGAGCGCCACTCCTTCGGCCTGGAGCCGGATCCCGAGGCGATGCCGCGCAGCCGCGTGAGCCGCCTCGGCGACGACATCCCCTTCTGAGGAGCGCCCTATGGCCTTGCTCGCCCCCGACGCCCCCGCGCGCCCGTCCACGGTGCGCATCCACGCCGACCTCTACCAGGGCACGGCCCGCGCATCTGTGACGCGTGAGCGGGTGCTGGAGATGCTGCGCTTCGAGCCGGAGACGGGCCGGTTCTTCTGGCGCTCGACCCCACGCTGTCACTCGGAGCTGAACGGGCGAGAGGCCGGGTGTGCCCAGCACTGCGGTGGTGGGAAGTATTACTGGCACATCAAGATTGACGGTCGCAAATACAAGCGGTCGCATCTCGTTTTCCTGATGTGTCACGGGCGCTTTCCATCACCGTGCGCAGACCATCGCGATGGAGACTCGCTGAACGACCGTCCGGAAAACATCAGGGAAGTTACCGTCCAGCAGAACGCCATGAACCATCGGAAGCGGGCGAAACGCTCGCAAATGCCGATGGGTGTGAAGGCGCTCGGGAGCCGCTTTCAGGCCCGGATCTCCCACAACAAGCGCCAGATCTGCATCGGATCATTTGCGACCGCCGAAGAGGCGAGCGCGGCATACCTCATCAAGCGCAAGGAGCTGTTCGGTGATTATGCATGACATTGATCATGGCAGCGAAGCTTGGATCAAGGCTCGCTGTGGCTTGCTGACCGCGAGCGAGATGAAGCTGATCATCACGCCGGACACGCTCAAAGCTGCGAGCAACGACAAAGAACGCTCGCACTTCTACGAACTGCTCGCCCAGCGCATCACTGGCGAAGTCGAGCCGAGTTACGTCAGTGACGACATGCTGCGGGGGCAAGAAGACGAGTTCGAAGCCCTCTCGCTGTACGCCAAGCACTATGCGCCAACGGAGCACATCGGTTTCATCACGAATGACAAATGGGGCTTCACGCTCGGGTATTCGCCTGATGCGCTCGTAGCCTCGGATGGCTTGGTAGAGTGCAAGTCACGGCGTCAAAAATATCAGGTTGAGACGTTCTTGGTGCATGTCGCCGAGGGCACGATACCCAAGGAATACGCGATCCAGATCCAGACCGGTCTTCTCGTTTCAGAGCGAAATTGGTGCGATCTGGTCTCGTATTCCGGCGGCCTGCCCTTGGCCGTGATGCGCGTCGCAGCGGACCCGCAGATCCAAGACAAGATCCTCGCTGCTGCCTCCAGCTTCGAAGCGCGCCTCCGCGAGGCAATGGACCGCTACCGCGCCGTCGTCGCGTCCGCCGGAGCCATCCCGACCAAGCGCATTCCCAGGGAGATCATGGCGTGATCGACATCTCGCAGACGGTCGCGCCCAAGAGCGACCAGCTCAACGCCGACGACCTGATCGGCGGCCCGCGCACCATCACGGTCACGCGCGTGTCGAAGATGAAGGAGCCGGATCAGCCGATCGCGATCTACTTCGAGGGCGACGGCGGCAAGCCGTACAAGCCCGGCAAGTCGATGCGCCGCGTGCTCCTGCGGATTTGGGGCCAGGACGGCGCCACATACGCCGGTCGGCGGATGACGCTCTACCGGGACGACACCGTGCAGTTCGGCGGCGCGGCCGTCGGCGGTATCCGGATCAGCCACATGTCGGGGATCTCCTCGGCGGTGACGATGGCGCTGACGGTCACCCGGGCGAGCCGCAAGCCATTCACGGTCAAGCCGCTGGCCGAGGAGCGCAGGCCGGCGCCGGAGCAGCAGCGGCTCGCTCCGCCGACCGGCGAGGACGGGTCGGAGAACCAGCGCCAGCCGTCCTCGCGCGACCGCCTGTACGCCGCCGCCCGGGCCGCGGCCGCGAAGGGCAGCGACGCGCTACGCGCCTTCCGCGCGGACCTCGACCCGCGGGCCGATCGCGCCCTCGACGACATCGCCGACGAGCTGGAGCGGATCGCAGCCGGTGCGGACGTCGCCGACGACGATGGCTTCCCCGGCTTCGCGCCGGCAGACGAGCAGGCCGCCTGATGAGCTGGATCAGCTTCATCATCGGGCTGGCCGTGGGTCTCGCCTTGGCCGGCGCTGCCTGGGGGCTCGCGTCCTCCTACCGCGCCCTCAAGGCCGAGGACGCCGCGCGAGGGGAGGGCGACCGCTGATGGGCGCCCCGATCCTCCGCGGCTCGCCGCAGCACGACCTATTCGCGCTCACGGCCGAGCGCCTGGTCTACGACGACGCTGTCGAGATGACCCTCGCCTCGCTCCAGGCCTACGGACCGCAGCACGAGCACTGGGCCATGGCGTGGTCGGGCGGGAAGGACTCGACCGCAACGCTGACCCTGATCGTCCACCTGATCGAGGCAGGCCGGCTCGCGCCGCCGAAGACGCTGACCGTCTACTACGCCGACACTCGCCAAGAGCTGACGCCGCTCGCGATCGCCGCGGCCGACGTCATGGCGCGTCTCGCTGGCTTCCCGTGGATCCGACTGCGCGTCGTCACCGCGCCGCTCGACCGCCGATTCCTCGTCTACATCCTCGGCCGGGGCGTCCCGCCGCCGAACAACAACACGCTCCGCTGGTGCACCCGGCAGATCAAGATCGACCCGATGGCGGCCGCGATCGAGGCCGACCTCGCCGGCCTGCCCGCGACCGACACGGTGCTGACGATCACCGGCGTCCGCCAGGGCGAGAGCGCGATCCGCGACAAGCGGATCGAGATGAGCTGCTCGAAGGACGGCGCCGAGTGCGGGCAAGGCTGGTATCAGCAGGTCCTGCCCGACATGAAGGGCGTGCGCGGCCGGCTCGCGACCCTCGCGCCGATCCTGCACTGGCGGGTCTGCAACGTCTGGGACTGGCTGCGGGTCTACGCGCCGATGCGCGCCTATGGCGGCTGGGCGACGGCGATGCTGGCCGACGCCTACGGTGGCGACGAGGCCGAGGAGGCGAACGCGCGCACCGGCTGCGTCGGCTGCCCGCTGGCTGCCCGGGACAAGGCCCTCGAGGCCGTCGTCGCGCTGCCGGCCTGGTCGTACCTCGCGCCGCTGCTCGGCCTGCGGCCGATCTACCGGGAGCTGCGGCTCGCCCGGAACCGGCTGCGCCAGCCCGGCGGCGAGACCCGCAAGGACGGAACGCTGGTGCCGAACCAGCAGCGCATGGGCCCGATCACCCTGCCGGCGCGCCTGGACGCGCTCGACCGGATCCTTGCCATCCAGGCCGCCTGCAACGCCGAGGCTGACCGGCTCGGCCGTCCGCACGTCGACCTGCTCAACGCCGAGGAGGAGGCGCGCATCCGCGAGCTGATCGCCGCCGGCACCTGGCCGCAGCGGTGGACCGGCGACGAGCCGACCGCCGACGTGCCGCTTGATGCGGTCTTCTCGGACGGGTCCGTGCAACCCCTTCTCATCGGAGCTGAGCTGTGAACGCGCCCCTCGTCATCGACAGCTTCGCAGGCGGCGGCGGCGCCTCCGAGGGCATCCGGGCCGCGATCGGTCGGGACCCGGACTATGCGCTGAACCACGACGGCTTGGCGCTGGCCATGCACCGGCTCAACCACCCGGCCACGAAGCACATCGAGGAGGATGTGTGGAACGTCGATGCGGTGGGCCTGTGCGCCGGCCGGGACGTCGGGCTCCTCTGGATGAGCCCGGACTGCAAGCACTTCAGCAAGGCGGCGGGCGGGAAGCCCCGCGAGAAGGCGATCCGCGGTCTGGCCTGGGTCGGCGTGCGCTGGATCAAGAGCCTGCCGAAGCGCCAGCGCCCGCGCGTCGTGTTCCTGGAGAACGTCGAGGAGTTTCAGGATTGGGGGCCGCTGCTAGAGGACGGCCGGCCGTGCCCGGTCCAGCGCGGCGCCACGTTCAAGCAATTTGTCGCCGCCCTGGAGGCCATGGGCTACGTCGTCGAGTGGCGCGAGCTGCGCGCCTGCGACTATGGCGCGCCGACGATCCGGAAGCGGCTGTTCCTGATCGCGCGCCGCGACGGCAAGCCGATCGTCTGGCCGGAGCCGACCCACGGCGCGCCGGACAGCGAGGGTGTGCGGGCCGGGCGGCTCCTGCCCTGGCGGACCGCCGCCGAGATCATCGACTGGTCGCTGCCGTGCCCGTCGATCTTCGAGACCTCGGCGGAGATCAAGGCGAAGCACGGGATCCGCGCGAACCGGCCACTCGCCGACGCCACCATGGCCCGGATCGCCAAGGGGACGATGCGCTACGTCGTGAACGCGGCGAAGCCGTTCCTGGTGCGGGTGAACCACGGGGACAGCCGCGGCAGGCGGGACCGCGGGCTCGATGAGCCGATGCCGACGGCGACGCACTTCGGCGGCGACGCGCTGGTGCAGCCCTTCGTCACCTACGGCCAGCAGGGCGGCGGCAACCGGGACGCTGGCGACCCGCTGCACACGATCTGCGCCAGCCCGAAGGACCAGAACGCGATCGTCGCGCCCTTCGTGACCAAGTTCAACCGCGGGGCGACCGGCCACGAGATCGATTGCCCGCTGGCCACCGTGACCTCGCACGCCAGCGAGACGCACGGCGGCGGGGCGGCGCCGCTCGGCATCGTGGCGCCCGTCATCGTCAACGTCGCCAACGGCCAGACCACCGGCCGCGCGCCGAACGTCTGGCCGGCCGAGGATCCGCTTCGGACGGTGACGCAGGCCGGGACGCGCGCTGTCGTGGCGCCCTTCCTCGCCCCGCGCCTGCAGGAGAAGCCGGGCGACGAGCCCCGCACCCGCGCGATCGATCTGCCGGCGGCGACCATCACCGCCAGCGACGTGCTGCCCGGCCACCTGGTCGGCGCTTGCCTCGTCCCGCGCTACGGCGAGCGGCCCGGGCAGGACCCACGCGCCCGGTCCGTCGAGGAGCCCGCGCCCGTCATCGTGCCGACCGGCAACGAGGGCAGCCTCGCCGCGGTCCACCTCGCCCGCGATTTCGGCATGTCGGTCGGGGCCGGCGTCGACGAGCCGGCGCCGACTGTCATGCCGCACGGCCAGGGCAAGACGAAGGTCGTTGCCGCCTTCCTGGCGCAACACAACACGGCCCGGGACGGCGCGGTGAACCCCGGGACGGACGCCCGCGCGCCGGTCTCCACCATCACGGCCGCGGGCGGGCACCAGAACGTCGTCGCCGCGCACCTGCTCAACCTGCGCGGCTCGGACCGCCGGGACGCCCCGGTCGACCGGCCCGCGCCGACGGCCACCGGCGGCGGCAACCACGCGGCCGCGGTCTACGCCTTCCTGGCGAAGTACTATGGCGAGGGGCTGCCCTCGCAGTCCGCGGACGAGCCGCTGCACACGCTCACCGCCAAGCCCCGGCACGGCGTGGTCACGGTCACGATCCAGGGCCAGCCCTACGCGATCGTCGACATCGGCATGCGGATGCTGACCCCGCGCGAGCGCTTCAACGCGCAGGGCTTCCGCCCGGACTACGTGATCGACCGCGGCGAGCTGGAGGACGGCTCGCTCGTGCCGCTCACCCTCGAGCAGCAGGGCCGCATGTGCGGGAACAGCGTCTGCCCGCAGATGGCGGAGGCGCTCGTCGCTGCGAACTACCGCGAGGCTGATGCCCGCGTGCGCCCGGCCGCCCAGGCCGTCCCGATGCCCCTCTTTGCCGCGGAGTAGCAGCATGGCCGAGTCCAGCACCATCACGCGCGAGCCGGAGATCTCGGCGCGCGACGTCGCCGCGATCCCGCCCGACGATTATCCGGCGGTCCAGCAGGCCCTTAAGCGGGCGGCCGCGACCGACGACCAGGTCGCGAAGAACTACGCGCTGAAGCGGGCGGCCGAGAGCATCGGTTTGCTCTCCGACCACCAGCCCTTCCCGGTCGAGCCGTTCTCGGATGGCGCCTATCCCGCGGTGTTTCTGCTGATCCGTGAGAGCCTGGAGGCGGGCGCGCCCGGCGTCGCCTCCGGGATCAAGGATGCGATGGCCCGGAGCGCCGCGCTGAAGGTGGTTGCCAGGAAGCTTGCGCCGGCCGCCTACGGGGACAAGCGCCAGCCCCACTACACCCACGCCATGGCCGGTGTGGAGGGCATGTGCGCAACCCTGCACCTCCGCGACGGCTCGCTGGAGCTCGTCTTCAAGGACGAGGAGTTGGACCTCATCAACGAAGAGGGCCGCGACCTCTACGTGGCGCGCATCGCGGCGTCCGAGGTGGTCCACCTTCGGCAGTGGCTGATCGACTTCCTGCCGGCGTCCGAGGCCGAGATCAGCGCGGGGCATGGCGTAGCGCCGCCCGTGAGCGTCACCGTTCCCGCGCCCGGCACCGAGGAACGGCTCTTCTGGCTGGAGGCGGCCGAGCAGCACGGCTTCGAGGCGACCGACGGCGAGGAGGAGCTGCCCGCCTTTGACCCGCCCGCCTACCTCGCCACCGAGGACGAGGTGCTGAAGCTCATGGCCGCGGCCCGTGAGCAGGGCCGCAAGGATGTCCTAGCGTCCCTCGCCCCCGCGACCGAAACGTCGGGAGCCTGAGAGATGGCGAGCGAAAATCTCAGCCGACAGGTCGCTGACCAGTGCCGCGTGGTGGCGCATCTCGCGACCGCCATTGCCAAGGTGCATTCCGACTACGCCGCCCTGATCGAAGCCGGCGCCATGTCGGATCTCCACGAGCGCATCGGCCGGCGCACGGCGTCGCTGATGGAACGCCTCGGCGACGCCCTCAACGGCATGGACGCGACCTCTGCGGATGACGACTGGACCTATCCGGTCTTCCGCGAGGCGCAGCGTCTCTTTCCTACCTCGGAGGCCTGAAGCCATGGCCGAAGCAACCAACCCGATCACCACCGCTTCCTGCCCGCGTGTCGGAGAAGACTGGGTTCTCGTGCCGCGCGTGCTGGATGAGCGCATGCGGAAGACCTTGCACAGCAGCGTGTCGATCCGCTGCTACCTCGACAAGCGCGAAGCCTCCATCCTGAACGATCAGGCTTGGTGGGAAGCTGTCCTTGCGGCTGCCCGCGCGCCCGTCGCCAACAGTCCGGCCGAACTCTCGGCGCTCGCCGAACTGTCGGATGCCGCCACGCCCGGCGCTTGGTACACCGTCGATACGCCCTGGGGCGACGGCACTTGGCTCGTCGCCGGCAACCCCGACCCGCACGCCGGCACGATGGTCTGCGACTGCCAGGACGTGAACGAGAGCCGGCCGGAAGACGGCCCAGATGCGGCCGATGATGCCGCTTTCATTGCGGCCAGCGTGAACTACGTCCGGAAGCTGCTCGCCCTCCGCACCCTTCAGGCTGGCGGGGAGGTGCGCAATGGGTGAGATCGCATCCATGATCCTCGACGGCACGCTGGATAGCGAGACCTTCGAATATCTCGGCGAGCCAGTGGGCTATCCCCGCACTGCCCACGATGAGCAGGCCGAGCGCCGCGTCAAGCGCACGAAGGAACGCCGCGAGCGCCGGAAACGGTCGAAGGCTCGTGCTGCCCGCAAGGATGGAGGCTCCAATGCCTAATCTGATCGCAGCAGATCGCACCCCGAGTTTCACGACGGCGCTGGCGCCTCTGGACGATGAGAGCCGTCCGCTCACAGACAGCGCCCTGCCGTCCAGCATGATCTGGGCAGGCGGGGAGGCATACGACGAACTGCGGCGCAGGTGCGCACTGCCGGCCGAAGATCCAGATGCCTTGGATCTGGATAGCTGCGCTCTCGCGGTCGGCATCTACCGGGCTATGATGAAGGCTTTGGTCGAGGATGTACCCAGGGTCTTTCTCACCCCCTCCGACGCTCCGTCCACCACGGGGGCGGATCGATGAGCGTACTTTCCGCTGTCCTCATTCTCATCGACACGCTCACCGACGAAGAGCGCCTGACGGTGCTCCGTCGCCTGCGACCCGAGGGCCATGTCATTGCAATCCGAGGTGACGTGTCAAGCCGCGTCGCCGAGGTGATCCGGCCCGGTCGCGAGTACGGCATCGACGAGATCGCCGTCGCCGTGCGGGCCGACGCTCCAGAGACCACCTACAAGCAGATCTACAACGCCCTGGCCTATCTCGTCCGCCATGGCGGCGTGCGCCGAGTCCGGTACGGCGTCTATCGCTCCTCCGAAGCTCTGGAGGCGGCGGAATGACGTCCCCCGCCCCCGATACCGGCCGGACGGCCGAGGACGAGATGGAGGCCGAGATCGGCTTTGCCTTCGCTCGCTACCTGAGTGCAAGCGATCTCGACGTGTCTTTGCGCAGGCGCGTCAAGGCGGCCGTCGAGCCGATCCTTGAAGACCTCATAGCTGCACGGAAGGAGCGGGATGAGGCACTTGTTCGATCCACTGAGGACGAGATCGCCTCAAGCTGGGATCAGGCCATTTCGGACCTGACCAAGGGCATGCTCGCGAAGTCCGAAGCCAACCTCATCACCCTCGCCAAGATGTACGGCGAGGCGTGCCGGGAGCTAGCGAAGGCTCGCTTGGATGCTCACCAGCAGCGCTTGGTCGTGGACGCCTGCCAGCAGGTCGCCGGCAAGGCCCTCGGCTACCCGTGGTTCAAGGACGACCAGAAGAACTTCCCCGGCAGCACCGAGGAGCACGGCGTCTGCATCGGCGAGCACGTCGAAGAGACCATCGTCGAGGAGCTGGCCAAGGCATACGCCCACCTCCGCGCCGAGAACGCCAACCTCCGGGATAGGGTGAGGGAAGCGGAGAAGGCCCTCAAGCCGTTCGCGGACGTCTGCGACGCTGACCACATGCGGTACGTCAAGGACGAGCAGGTTCTTGAGCTTTCGACCCGTGCCGAGGTGCCGGTCAGCGAGAAGCTGCGGGGCCGGGATTTCAGAGCCGCCCGCTTCGCTCTCGTCGCCAAGGCCGCTCCTCTCCCCGACAGTGACACAGGAGGATTCCGTGATTGACCCCGCGCGCAGTGTCGTGCCGTTCCAGGCGGCCGCTCGCGAGTTAGGCCTGCACCCGGCGACGCTTCGTCGGATGTGCAAGACCGGTCGCGGTCCTACGCTTCTTCGGCTTAGCGAGCGGCGGCTCGGGATCCGTCGCGGCGACCTGGAGGACTGGATTAAGACTCGTCACGAAGCCCCCGAGCGCGTCTAGGGCCTCGCGCTTCTCCGTGGCGTAGACCGCCCGGTTGTAGATGCCGGCCACGCCCGCCTTGTGGCCGGAGATGTGGTTGAGCACCGCCTCGACGACGTGCGGGAGCACCTTGAGCCGGTCGGTCATGAGCGTCGCGGCCGTGCGTCGGAGATCGTGCAGCCGCCACCCCGTGACGCCGGACCGCTTGTCGAGCGCGGCCTTCGCCTTCGAGAAGCCCTGGAACCCGTTCCCACCCTGGCCGAACACGAACGCCTGCCCCTCGATGTCCTGCATAGTCGAGAGGATCTGCAGGGCAGGGGCCGACAGTGGCACGTCGTGGTCGAGGCCGTTCTTCACCCGGGCCCCGGGCAGCGACCAGAGGGCGCCCGCGAGATTGAGCTCCGGCCACATCATCTCGGCGACCTCGTCGCGCCGCTGCCCGGTCAGGAGCAGCAGCCGCACGATCCGTCCGAAGTCGTCGTCCCGGCAGGCCTTCAGCACCCGGGCGATCTCGTCCTCCGAGAGCACCCGCGCGCGCCGCACTTCCGGCGCCGGCTTCGGCACCCCCATGACGGGGTTCAGCTCGGCCTTGCCCGTCCCGACGAGCCACGCGAAGTGCGCCGACAGTGCTGACCGGGCGCGGTTGGCCGCGTGCGGCCCGGTCTCGCGCCGGATCTCGGCGAGCCGGTCCGAGATCTTCTGGCGGTCGACCGTGTGAAGCGGCACTTTGTGCAGTGGCTTCCAGACGGTGCGGAGGTATCGCGTCGCCTCGGCGTGGTAGGCCGGCCGCATGTTCGGCTCCGCCGCCTCAAGGTAGGGATCGACGACGGCGCCGAGGGTGATCGCCGCGCGCGCTTTGGCCTTCGCCTTCTCGGCGTGCGGGTCCTCGCCGAGCTTCGCCCGGGCCAAGCGCTCGCCGGCGGCCCGGCGCGCATCGGCGGCCGTCAGCACCCCAACCTTGCCGAGCGTCTCTCGTTTCGATTGCCCGAGCGCATTCCGGTACTGGACGACCCAGGCCCGCGAGCCGCCCTGGCTCACGCTCACCCCGAACCCAGGCAGGTCGTCGTCGAACACCACGACCTTGTCGCGCCCAGCCGGGACCTGGAGGGCGAGGGCGGTCTGGTTGGTGAGGCGCAT